CATTTTATTACTAAGAGTAGATGGATCATTATAACTATCCGAATCCTTTGTATCTAACTCACGTTGCATGTTGTCTGCCCTTTCTACATCATTTTTGTAATCTATTACGGCTTCGTCGTAATCGTATACAGTTCTTTCTACTGCGGTTAACTCTTTGTCAGGTACAACTGTAAACATTTCTGGGTTTAGTATATCACCAGGGTCTTCGCCTGTGGCTTTGTCATCGTTGAATAAATCTAACCCAGCGTCTTTCTGTATGTAATTTCGGTATGTACCAGTCATAAACAGTGCATCGTTATTAGCATCGAAATTAACGTTAAAGTCTGCAACTCTTGCTTTAGCTACGTTTACGTTTAATAGCTTATTAAATCCTTCAGCCCAGTCTATTTCTTTTTGATGTACGGTTGTCGGTGAGTTAGTAAACAATTTTTCTTTTTTCAGCATATCCCAAAGTTCTGCACCCGGAATACCAAAATCTTTAAATCCTTTTCTAAAACCTGCAATTTGTTTTACTTTAGGCTCAGTGCGATTGTTTCCATTTGCTAAGTCACTAATAATCATTGCAAATGCTTTACTAAAGTATTTTTTAGCATGATCTAAATATGCTTGCTGACGTTGACGACTTTGTTGCAATGACTCGTCTTCAGGTGTCTCATCTTCTGCTTCATTTTCTTGAAATAAGTCACCTTGCATGTCTGCTGATGCCATCTGCGTGTAACGTCCTAATGCAGTATACGCCATACCTAAGTATTCTAGTGCATCTTTGTAGGATCGTTTACTTGCTAAATCTTTAAATGCATCTATTACTTTAGCATCAGCAACAGAAGGGTCAATATATGACGATGCATTCTTTACAGTGTCTGGGTCAATTTCGTCTACTGAATTTAGCATACGGAATAATGCTTTAATATAATCTGCTCTGTATGCATCTTTGTCATGTCCTGCTTGCATTACTGCCGCATAACGAATAACCGTTTTAACAATTAAGTCTACATCTTTAGTATAATCTGATCCGCCTGCAACACGAAATTCTATTAGTTTATTTCCTTCGCTGTTTTTCTGTTCCTTGAAGTTGATACTACTAAACTTACCAGAACTAATACCACTGCTTAGTATCTCTTCTAGACCTGCAAGACTCTTTTCAGCCTTTTGATCTTTAGTTAAATCCTCTACATACTTTTTAATTCGTGCCTGTTGGCTTGCTGTATAACTATTATCTGCTCTGTTAAACTGTTTTAACAAGTATTGATCACCTAGCAGTAAAGCCATTTTTAATTTGTTTGTTTCGCCTGAGCCACTGTCAGCCATGCTCATTGTAATGTGTAAACCAGTTGAGCTATTTGTTTCTACGGCGTGTTCTTCGCTCATCCAATCAAACAAACTTTTTATTTCTTTAAGCATGTCTTGCGGTGTATCGTATACAGGACTAATAAGTTCAGAACCTAATCCAGAGCCGTCAATTGAACTATCATCTTCTACACGCCAGTAGGCATTATCAACTGCTGTGCCGCTGTGATATTCTCCTGCTTCAACTTCTGATCTAAAGCTATTCTTATCTGCCCATTGGGTTAAATATTGAGCAACTTCTTCTTGTCCACCGCCTTGCTCATTGTACAAAAATATATCGAGATCACCTAGTAGGGCATTCCAATTCCCTCTGTACTCGTCATCACACCAGGTCTCTGGGTCATGGTTGTCTAGTACGTTACTCCATGCATCATCAAATGCTTCGCCGTTATCTCTAATATCATCTATTAGCCATTCTTCAAATGCGTCATCTTCATTTATTTCAACATATTCTCTAGCCCAGGCATCGTCTTCCCATGATTTGCGTTCTTCGGTCTCTTCGGCAGCGGCTTCGTCAGTGTCTGAGCTGCCTTTGGCTAAATTTGACATAATCATTTCTTTATATTCGTCAACATCGTCCATAGATACTTTATCATCTACATAACGGTCAGTATAGTCTTCATCATCTTTACGGTCGCGTACTAGATCATCTATTATTTCTCTTTCTGCATCGTAGAAATAATCAGTTTCCTGAATCCATTCTCTGAATCCTTCTTCTACTGACTCTACACCGCGATCCCCTTCTTGATCTTCTAGCTTTGAGCTAATATCGTACCAGTTGTTGCCATCTAACCAATCTTCATCTCCATCGGAGCCGGATAAATCATTCCAAACTGTTTCTGCTTCAAATCCACACTTAACCGGAGCACTTAATGCTTGCTTTGCTAAGTCTGGCTTATTAAAGTTTAGTTCAAATATTGGATCACCTTGTTGTATATGCTTCTGTGCTCTGAGTAATCTTTTAATCTTGTTAGATAAGTTATGCTTACGTTTAACATTGTTAGGTAGTTTTGCTTTTTCTGTAACTGGTTCGCCAGCTGACGTTGTAATATCATCGTCAGGATCTAATGTATAAAATTCTTTGTTCTTTTGATTTTGTACAACAACTGCATTTTTGTTTAGACCGTTGTTTACAGGGCTCATTACTTTAACAGTATCGCCTTTGTCGTCTAGGTATTCAAAGTCTTGTGCTAACTCTTTTGCTTTTGATATAATTGGTTCAACCGGTGCTGGTCCATCAGTGTTAGTTTTATTTTGCTGACTGCTAGGACTAACCTGTGGTTTATTTACACCTGACTTCGCCGGCTTAGCGGCTGCTGTTGCTTTAGCAGTTGACCCAGTTTGTTGTTGAGAACTAGGAGTACTAACTCCGCTATTCATTCCGTACTCAGAGATTAACGATTTTATTGTGCGTATATCTTTAGACTTCATATCTTTATTATTACCGCTTATTAAGTGTTTTTAATCGTTTTGCAACTGGATTAAATCTTTTTGTTCTGCGAGCCTTACGAATCATTCGCTTGCCCATTTTGGCTTTTGTTCTTCTAAGCGTCATACGTTTTTTAAGGTCTATCGGCTTTGCACACTGGCTAGAATTTTTTACAACTCTGCCTGCTCTTGGGCCACTAGTGCAACGTACAGCACGTTTGATCTTGTTACCCATTCGACGCCATACCATGCGGGCCTCAACTAATTCGCCGCCTGTTACTTCGTCAAGCTTCATTTTAATAGACTCTGTACTAGTACTGCAATTGTGCCTAACAAGGTAGTAATAGTAACACCGACTATAGCAATAACCCATCCTTCTATTCTATTCAATCGCTGTTTAGTATCTTCTTTAAATTCACGCACTTCTGTAGTAATAGCTTCTATACGAAGCATGTCAGCAATAATGTGTGCTTCGATATTTCCAGAATATGCAGGCAATGCATCGGCTGCTATATCTAACTCTGGTTTTGATTTCTTGACCATTTTATAATAAATCCTGTTTAGTGAACTCCATGTTCACAGTAGTTTTTGTATCTATTGTGCCACCATTTAATACAATACCGTTAAGTTCGTCTTGTAATGTAGTAATGCTATGCACACTTTCACGTTCAAAAGCAAATTTAAAAATCCAGCCTGCGCCTGTTATACTTGGAGCGCCGTAACCTTCTAATACGTTAGCACCAACACCATTTAACTCAACTGGTCTATTCATGATAATTGGCATAGCTCTTAATCCAATAACCTGAACAACACTTTCAAAATCCTTCTGCGTTTCATCTGTAAAATCACCAGTATGTGTAATATCTAGTGATGTAAATAGTGTGTAGAATTCTATGTTTCCTGTAACAACTTCTTGGCTGTTCATTGCGCCTGATCTATTCAAAGTCATGTGTGTCTCCTATACACACTATTTATCATCAAACTAATAACATGTATCTAAAAATATTCCGATAGTCAAAAAAAAGCACTCCGAAGAGTGCTTTTAGTGTGCAACTAAGCACGATCCCTAAGGTAGTAAGGAATTAGTTTAGCCTGCGTTAAATGAAATCACTGCTGCCCATGCACAACCAGCTACGCTAAACGCATCCGATGCATCATCAGCAATTGCTGGTCCGCCTTCGTATGCTACGTGAACTGCTGTTGCTACGTCTACTACAAATCCTTCGATTCCAGTAACAGTGTAGTTTTGCACTGTGATTGCTGCTATTAAAGCATCCATCTTCACCTGCGTCATGTTTGTTGAAACTGTTGCTGTTGCAACGTGTAGTTCTCTACCGAAAGCATTTAAGTCTTCAGTAAAACCATGTACTCTTGTTTGTGCCATTTTATCTCTCCAAATTGTTCGGGCCTTGTTGCCCTATGCTAATATTTATCAAATTATACCCAAAAAAAATCCCCACTTAGTGAGGATTTTTAAACATAAACGTTAAATATTAATCAAATGTTGCGATTAATGTAGTTCCGCCGATAGATGGTGTTGCGCCTGCGCCTTGTAAAGCGATGTGACTTCCACTTACTATACCTTCAACTGCTACAACGATGAAGCCTTCTACTTGTGCTTCTGTTACTGCGGCCGCAACTGTTACTGCTGTTACGTCATCTACTTCTAAGATGAATGTTGTTCCTACGAATCCGTTTGCTGCTCTTACTGCTGCGTTTGGGTTTGCTTGTGCCATTGTTATTCTCCTAAATATAATGTAGAGTTAATTTTTACTCTATGTACTTATTTATCATTACACTCATAAAAAAAGGCAGTAAAACTGCCTTTTAATACATAAGTTTATGTAAACTTAGAATGCTGCGTCAGCAATAACGTGTCCTACAATGTCGCCATTTGCTAAGTTATCAGCGCCTTCTACTATCATTTTAACTGTATCTGTTGTTACTGTTCCAACTTTAAGTACTGATAAGTTTAAGTTTTGAACTGAGCTAACTAATGCTGTTAGTTGAGTTGCTGAGATGTTTCCTGATTGCTGTTGGAAAGACTTTAAAAATACGTCCTTGCCGATAAATTCTGCTGCTGCTACTGATCTTCTATCTGTTTGTGCCATGTTAATTCTCCTAAATATAGCGAGCTAATTGCTCTATGCGTATATTTACCTTTTTTTCTTTACTTCCCGACCTTAAATATGTCTGAATTTTTAAAGTTACGCTTTGCTTTTGCTAAACCGCTGCCGACTGCTTTTCTTAAACTTGATTGATCGGTGCCGGCAAGAGGATTAAATCTACTAGTGTTACCTGATCCGGTACCTAATCTATTTGTATTACCTATTTGCCCGCCTACAGTTCCGGTAGGTTGATCAGCTTTTCTTTTCATATCGTTCTTGATTCTAGCCTGAACGCTGTCGTCTGGCTTTGTATCCGGTTTAGCATTTTTAACCGTGTCAATTTGATCATCAGACATACCAGTATATGTTACTTTAAAGTCTGGGTATCTTTGTTTTACAGCAAACTTTAATGCCATACCCGGGCTCCATTTAGGTCTTTTAATATAACCTACTGCTAATGCAACAACACTTGATTTGTCTAACATTATGAATTGGGGTAGTTTTGGATTTCCATACTCGTCATCAAATTCCTGTCCTAATCTATCTCTTAGTTCAGCATCGTTTTCTAAAAGAATAATTTCATTTATCTTCATTTCTTTTTCCTGCCAGCTGCCCAATAGCCTGCAATTGCACCTATACCTGTGCCTGCTTTTTTAAGTGTATCTGGTTTATTTTTTGCAAGTTTTGTTAGTTTCTTAGCGGCATATCTTCCTGCAACTGCACCAAGAGCTGCACCACCAACTTTTTTTGCAAAACTAGTTCTAGGTACACTGTATGCTGGCTCAGAAGTAAATGCTTTGTATTTAACCATAGCTGTCATTGGACTTATAAGTTCACTGCCTCTACCTAAATAACGCATTGTTTGTAATAGTTTAGTTACAACTAATTGTCTACTTGAAAATTTTAAGTTACCCCAGTCAGTGATATATCTACGGTATTGTTTAAATTTAGAATCTTTAATCTTAAGTTGTGATTCTAATCTAAAGAAGTAGCCCACTGCTTCGTTTTTTCTATCTGATCCATTTGCTATCTTTTTCATAAACATAAAGTGCTTACGACTATCAAAGTTTAATCCTTGTAGGAAAGAAACACTCGACATTCTATTCTTTAAACTTATTTTATCACTCTTGGGTTGATTTAGCATGTATCCTAGTAGATATAAATCAGTAGCACTTGTTCTAAAAGTATTGTAACCACCGTATTGGGTAGTTTGCTTTGCATAGTTACTTGCATACCTATGTTGTACATCATCTTGCACCATTAAATATAATGCAATAGTGTTGAGATATAGCAAGTCAGCAACGTCTCTACCTGTGAGTTGGCGCATGTTACCAGAAGATCTGTACAATCTACTTTCTGATATTTCTTGATCTATAAATTCAAATTCCATTATGATGTAGGTTTTCCTGTTCCAAAGTTTAATCTACTAAACTCCATTCTATCAACTAGTTTAAGAGCGTTGCCTATTCGATCAATTGCAACAAACCCTTCTCCGCTTGTGGCTTTAAATCCTTCACCATCTGCAGCAAACGTTTGTGTGCTTTGTAATTTTCCTAACTTGTCTATGATTACAAGTTTTGCTTTAATTAACATCAAGTATAAATCATACACTGCTGTTATTTCTTTAGCATGTTGTTTAATAAATGCTACAGTTTTAACCATGCTATCAGTTTTGGCATCTTTAGTCTTTTGCATTTTTACTTTGTCAATTTCTTTTGTAGACTTGTCAATCCATTTTACAACAAATTCTTTTGCTAAACTTTCAGGGGAGCCAAAGTCTCCTGCTCTAATCTTATTATTTACTGTGGCTTTTAGTTGTTGTAAGAAATCTTTGCCTACTAAGTCGTTGCCTTTCTCTAACCAATTAAATACTTCTCCACTAATTTGTTTAGTGTAAGTGTCAGCGGCTTTGATAGTTGCTAGTACTTCTGCTGATTCTTGAGCAGTCATTGTTACTGTACCTGATACATCTTTGATGTTTGCATCAGTTTGCCAAACACCGGCATTACTGCCATCACCTAATCTAGATGAATCAAATCCAAATGTTGCTGTTGTATCTGCTAGTGTTGGGCCGCCTGCATATTCTGTGTGCCATACTATACCAATTTCAGCTGCCAACATTTGCTTTGCTAAGTCGCTGTCCTTTGGTAAAGCATAAGCAAGAGTGTTAGGCTTAAAATATATAAGTGCTTCGCCATCATGATTTAATTCTTTGATGTCGCCTTTCATAAACATCATGTCGCCTTGTGCAACTGTGTCCCACTGTAGTTTACCTAACGTTCTAAGTGCTACTTTTAATTTTTTTCGTAAGCCGCTACCGTCTTTCCCGGCTTGGTCTGCGTGGTAGTTATCAATGTCTTCGTCTGTGAAGTTAAGTTTTGCTTTTCCTGCAAACACACCCTTAGTACCTACAAAGAATTTACCAGTTTGCGGATCTTTTCCGCATACTAATGCAGGCGAACCGTCCCACTTAACTGTCATATCAAACGCACCCTTTGCTGAGCCTTCTAACATTTGATGTAAACTGTACAAATAGTCCACTGCTTCTTTAGCACCTTGATAACCTTTGTTGAAAATGTTATCTTCTAGATGTTCCATGTGGGTGTTCTTGCCGTCTGCTTCTAGCATTAAGCTCTCACTTAATATTCTAGTAACTAGGGGTTTAGATATTTCTATAAATCGCATTATATACCTGCTAACTTTTTCATTTCTGACATTTGAACAACGTCAGTTGGTATTAGCATAACATGTGATGTTACACTTTCTGATATTAATACTTCATATCCTATGTCTGCCCAAGTAAGTCCTGCATGTTCTAGTATAGAACACATGTGTTCGTATGCTTCTGCTCTCATACTTCTTGCCATCTTAACAAAGTTTGCGTATGCTTGTGGATCTGTTTTTGCTAGGCCACCTCGTTTCATTGCAGGTGCGGCTGATTGGATAAAGTTATCTGCATCATATCCTTTAGTTTTTAGTTCACTTAATTTAGCAACCAATGCTTTTGCAGATGCTAAGTCACCTTGTAGTGTCTTAGATTGTAATGCTTTTAGTTCTGCTGTAGTAGGACCTGGTACTGGTTTAAGTTGTGCTGGTTGTTCACCTGCTTGTGGCTGTGCTGGTGTTACTGGTTCTGCTGGTGTTCCTGGTGTCCCTGGTGTTACTGGTTGTTCTGGTGTTCCTGGTTCTGCTGGTTTCCCACCACCTGACTTACCAAATATTCCACCAATTGCTGCTCCAGCCATGCCTGCTGCTTTCTTTCCTAAACTTGCGTTAGGATCTGAGCGTGTGGCCTGTGCAAGACCCGGTGTCTTACCTTGTATATAATCTTTTGCTCTACCTATAATGCCTTTCTTTAAAGGTGTGCCGTCGCCGTTTAGTCCGTGCTGTTTGAATAACGCTTGTTGCATTGCACCAGTTGCTGGTCTACCTGCTTCGTCTTTCCAACCTGCACCATCCCACGTGAACTTAATTTTATTAACTGTGGCTGTTGTCTTTCCGGCTACTAAATCGTTACTGCTCTTTCCAACTGATGGTGTTTCTCCGTCTGCTGGTGCTGGCGCTTCTCCGCCTTTAGCTTGTTGAACACCTTGTTGTATAGCACCCTGTCCACCTGTAGAACCACCTGCAGCACCGCTTGTAGTGCCCTGTGCGTCTGTTTGTGGAGTAGCTGGGGTATTTGTACCCTGAGGAGTAATTGGTGCGCCTGTAGCGTCATCTTTGCCGTCTTGATTAGCATCTGCTTGTGGCTGTTCTTGCCCTGCTTGTGGTTGTTCGCCACCTGCTTGTGGTTGTTCTTCTGGTTCTGGTTTTGCTGTAGGTGCAGTTGGTGCCGGTAACTCAGGACCTGCTGTTGCAATATCCTCTGGTTCCATGCCACCTTGTGCTAATATGTTTGCAATTGATTGAGAATCAGTTGGCTTCTTGGCCTTGTTCCATAATGCTGTAAGTTTTTTAACAGTAATGCTGTTACCTAACTCTTTACCTGTTTCTTTTGCTTTACCTACTAATGCACCGCCTGCTTTCTTAGCGGTTCCTTTGATAGCATCGGCTGCTTTAGCGGCTCCACGTTTAATGTCTGCTATTCCAATTTCATTTACTAGTTGTTGTTCTGCTTCATTTAGTGGTATGCCAGCTAAGTGTTTAGTGTAAAGTAAATCGTAATCAATACTTTCTGCTTTAGGTTTCTCTTCTGCTTCTGGCTCTGCTTTCTTTCCAGGTATTGTTGCGGCTGTTGCGGCACCTTGACCTAATGCTGCTGCTATGTCAGCAATATTTGCCATCTTGGCAACATCTTGTGCGGCGTCACCTGTTAAGGATGCTATTTCTGCTTGTAGCGATGGATCTACTAACGCTGCTTGACCTGCGTCGATGATAGCATTAGATGCTTCTACACCTGCGGTTTTGATTTGCATTAGCATTGCTTGATCAGTAGTTGCTTTAATTTGTTCAAGCCAGTTATATGCTTTTGCTGTTTGCTGTACTGCTTCATCGCTAAATGTATCAAACTGCGATGCTGCATCTTTTAATACACTGTATTGTTCATACTGATCTGTGGTCAGTATAACATTGCCACTAAAATAATTTCCTGTAGTACCTGTAGTCGATACAGATATTTCTGCAGAACCATCTGGGAATGTTTGATTCCATAATTCTTTTGCTGGGCCGCCTTGTGCTATAGCTTCTTGTGAGAACTCATCTACTGTTGCATCTTGTAATGATTGAGTAGCAGCCGCCAAATCTGATTCGACACCACTAGAGAACATATCTTTTAGTTCTCCGCCTAGGAATTCAAATGCCTTACCTGCTAAGAAACCAGCAACTGCTGTCTTAGCACCTTTGCCTACTGCTGTTGAAAGTTTATCACCTGCTAGTAAATCATTACCTAACCTTAAAACAAAACCTGCTGCGGCACCGCCTGCTGGGCCGGCACCAAATGCTGCTGCTGTTGTTAGTAGTGCTATTAAGAATTTTGTTTTACCTGGGTTATCTTTAGCTGCTTCTGCCATTTTAGCAATAGCTTTGTTAACTTTAGAATCTTTGCCGCCTAGTTTAGTATTTAAATCTAGTTTTGCTTTTTCAAATGCTTGGTCTAAACCTTGAACTGGTGCAGTGTCTTGTATTACTTTACCTAATTCATTAACTTTATTGTTAATTTTTTTCATTACATCAGCGGCTATCTTAACACCACCGACAACTGCTTTACCTGCATCTTGTGCAGCAAGTCCTGCTTGGCCTAATTTTGTTTTGTACTTGCCTGAATCTACTGCAATTTTTTCTGCATTGCCAAAGATTGCTGTAATCTGATCTGCTGTGAGTTCAGCTTCTGATAAACTCTGATATTCTTCTAGTAAAGGCCAAAGTTCTTTTTCCCATCTATTAACGTAGGATTTAGTATCTTCGTCAAGTTGACGCCACACACTTTCAGATAATATCTGGTGGCTTTTGCTTTCGTATAGGTTTAATTTAGTGTTAAGTGAATCACGTAATATCATTCTTTTCTTCCCGTTGGCTCTCTTTAATTACTTTTTTTATGCCTCGGGAGAATTTGGAAGAATCTTTAGCACGAATGCTATTGACTATACGATTAGTTAAATCTTTGGCTTGGGCCTCATTGTAATTTGCTTCAATTTTTTCAATTAAATATATTACACTTTCAATAAGGTGTTCGCCACGGCTTTCAACCGCATGATTTCTGTCTCTATCGACAGAGATTAGATTTAGTTCTTCAATTATGCTACGAGTTTTCCGCACATTACTCTCCTGTAACTAGGCTTAACAGTATTTATCATTTCTTAGTCGTCGTTCTTGGATAAAAACTCTCGCATATTCATTGCTTGTTTGATAGTGTCCTTATTTCCACTATCATCTGCTTTAATACTATTGTTTCTTTTTAGTTGATCAACTAAACTACTTGTAGTAACTGTCATTGCATCTTCATCACCATCCTCTAAGTCTTCAATTCTTAAAGTATCTGTGCTAAATTTGAGATCTACTTTGCTACCAACTCCTGCACTAGAACGTGTTTTCATAAACTGTACCTGATACCTACCTCTTTCACGCATTGCGTTACTTGTAAAGATACCAATTACATTATCTGCTGTGTTGATCTTACTAATACCACCTGCAATATGACTATGATCATATTCTACTTCTTCTACTGCACTTCTACCTAACTGCGATGCTGTTGCATGTAGTATATCGCGTTCCATTGCTAAGTTACGCAACTCCTCTGATATGTACTTGTCTTTAACAAACATATTTTCTGCTGATATCTTAGCACTGATAGGCATCATTAAGTCTAAATAATCTACTAACAATGCATCTACTTTCTCGCCACACTGTATTTCGTATTCACGTAAGAATGCTCTAATGTCATTTGCGTTAATACCACTTGGCATTTGCTTAACACGGAACTTACCAGCACTCTTTGCCTTCATTTGTACACGAAGATCAACATCATCAATGTTCTTCATTATTTCTCTAGTGCTATATCCAGTAACCATTGCATCTAAACGCATACTAATAAGTTGCTCACTAAGTTCTAAACTAATGTATACAACATTAAGTCCTGCTAATGCCCAATTAATTGCTAGATTCTGCAAGAACAAACTTTTACCACCGCCACTTGGTGCGGCAAAGATATTAATCTCACCTCTATTCATGCCACCGTATAGCTTTTGATCAATGCCTTTCCATCCTGTGCTTGTTGCACCACTCTGTGCTTTGATCCATTCCAATCTTTCTTTAGGATTTTCAAAATATTCAAGACCTAAGTCTTTTACTAACCCTATCTGCACAGCCTCTTTAATTTTATTTTCTACTGCACCGTAATCTTTGTTTTCAAGTAAGTCTGTGCTTTCAATAATTGCTATTTCAAGTGCTTTGTGTCTACAAAAAGTTTCAAACTCATCCATAAACCAGTTCTGGTGATCCGGAGTAACGTTATCTATAAGTGTAATGCCTTGTCCACCTACAGCGTTTAGTTGATCTAATGTAGGCACACTGTTGTACTCGTTACTGTGCTGAAGCATTAACTCAATTGTGCCTCTAAATTTTCTACTAAAATATGCTGGTGCTATAATAGCTTGACATCTAGCAAACAAATCATGGTCGCTCATAAGGAACTGAATAAACATTCTCTCAATGTCTTGGTTATATTCTTTAATACTTGTACTCATAACATCCTCATCTTAACTTGTGATTTCATTTTATTTTTGGTAGCATGTTTAATTATACTTGCAACTGTTAAAAGTCTACCATATTTGGATACAGCATCAGCTGCATCTTTTACATCTTTATCCCACGGTGGAAAACTTACTTCCCAACCGAGTGTTATTGCTTGCTCGATTAAATCTTTGCCTGCTGTATCTCTGTCTGGACATAGTATAACACGTTTTCCTAACTTGTCTATCAATTGTGCTTGCTCCGGGCTTACTGCATTTCCTTGTACAGCAACACCGTCTACTAATATTGCATCAAATATACCTTCTGTTACAATAACTATTTCTCTTTCTGTGCCTGCAAATGCATCTACGTTAAACACATAGCCTGGTTTTATATTATTTAAGAACTTAGGTGTTTCTTTTGTGGGTGGATTTATATGTCTTCCAGTCCATCCTACTAGTTCGTTGTTATACATAAATGGTATGATAACACGTTTCTTATTTGCCATATCAGAAAAATGTAATAATGGATAAACACCTAGTACGCCGCGTTGTCTTGCATACTCTTTTAACTCATGCCCATCTGCTAAACTTTCTAATGTTTGCACATCATCTGGGAGTGGAACAGAATCAAACTTACTAAAACTGTACACATACTCATCGCCTTCTGCTACATTTAACTCGTCACCTAACTTTAGCATCTCTACTTGCACCGCATGCACATCAGCAGTTGTTGCACCTAACTTCATTGCTAAGTCTTTATACTTCTTACCCATGTACGGGTTAGGTGACCATCCTGTCTTATGCCCACAGTTAAAACAATGGAAACTAATCTTTGCACCGTTTGCTATAACACCTGCACGTTTGCGGTTGTCACTGCACACAGGACAATCAAACGTTTTCCAGCCGCTTGGAGTACTGCTACTACGCACCGGGAGATTATCTACTAATAATCTATGTACTTGTTCTACTACTGAATCCACACTCATAGGCATATTATAGCAGAGTTACATTAGAAAGTCAAATGTTTTTTAGTTTCTTACGTGAATATTGGAAATAGTGCTGTCATCGTCTGATGGATAACTTATTACTCTTACCCAATTACAGTTTACTGCAAAAGTTTTATATAATATATCTGATGTCCCTGCAATAGCAACATTACTAACTACATCAAACCAGTCAGCATGTCTATCGTCGCCTTGTGGCGTTGTTTGCATACAACTTGCTTGTATTTTAATATTGCCGGTGTATGTTGTGTGATATATTGCAACCGTATGTTGAGCATTTTTAAAGTTGCTATCCAAGTTACCAAAGAACGCACTTGAAACAAATACATTATTAGTTGGCTCTGTCATTGTTACATTAAATTGTGTAGGTACAGGATCTAAAACTGCTTGTTCTGATATTTGAATATCCAAGGCAACATCATTATTTTGATTTGAATACACCGGAAGGTCTGTACCTTCTGCATTGGTTCTAGTTACATATAGTCTGTATAAGCCTGCATCGATATCTTGCAAGTCACCTGATGCTAGATGTAGTTTAACCATTCCTGCATCGCTAGTTACTTCTAATCTTTTAGAAAGTAATCTTTTACGAGTTGCAGGGTTTACTATGTATGCAACAACTTCATCTGTGAATACAGGCTGTAATTGTCTATCACGGTTCCTAATATTAAAGTTAATTGTATTAGTTAAACCTTTGTGTGCTATTATTGATTTATTGTTCATTGGTTTGTTGTCCACATATAAGTTGTCGGCGGTAATTACGAGATCTATTGAGTCTTCGTATAAAAATAATCTGTTATTGGCAGGATTCATAAAATATATACCTTTCTGTTACAGTATTTATCTATCTGTTAGGTAAATATCGTTATGCAAGAAATCAACCAAGAGCAATTTCCATTCATTACCGGATTAACATACGCAAAGTCAGAGTACTATGGGATAGTTGTTAATTACGATAATACAATTTTAACCATGTATGATTTATCAAAGATGCCAGACAAAGCCGTTAGAGCATTGTTTATTACTTTGGGAGAAACATGGTGGTGGGAGTCAAATAGGATATTACCAATTGATGTATTCCTACATCATGAGATGAAACCTTTTCAAAAGTATCTAACCACAATGGTTATGAAAGATGTAGACCACATGTTTGGACCAATGACTACTTTACAAAATATGTTAAAGAAACGTATTAAACGTAGAGGGATTCAGTTGCAAAACATAAAACGTTTAGACTAGATTTCGCAAAGCCTATTTAATTGCACTACAATTGCTGTAGAAAATGCAATAGCATGAGCCTTCTTAAAATAGTATTCACCTGATTCGGGTTTAATCCAAACAGTCTTTTCTATCTCATCAAAACTCTTACCTAATAGATGTTTCTTACCAGGTCTAATAATAGCAAGTATCATTGCTAGTTGCTCAATGCTCGTAGGCTTGTAGTCTTGCAACACATTTAGATAGTTGCTTACATGATACAATTTCGATACTACTTCGCTGTGTTGTAGCAACTCCCACATTGGTGTTATTGCAAGTAGTTTATTAAGATGCGCCTCGTCTTCGATATCAGAATACACACTGTTGTTAAGAAAGTCAACTTTAAACCAACCTTCTTGTTCTGCTTGTTTATGATCTATTGTGCTGTAACCTTCTAATGGAAACTTAGGAATATTTTGAAAGTAGACGCCAGTATTGTGTTTAGTAAACTTACTATCCTTTTCAATACTTGCAGTGGTATGCTTGACTAATCTGAGAAAGTCTTCTCGGTTAGCCATATCAATATCTACATCAAAATTTATTTTCATTTGTAAAGCAAACTCCACTTCATTAGTTTTTCTTTTTTAACTTTTATTCTATCTGCTATTTGTTTATCATTTACAAGGCCACCATCACGTAAAATTTCGATCATACACATAACATCGCCTATCTCTTCTTGCAGTTGAGTGTAGTCTTGGTCTTCACCGAATCGTAGCATTTTACTACATGCTTGTATTAGCTCTCCACATTCTTCCATTGTGATCACTAACATTTCTTCTCGCTTTTGCATATTACTTTCCATACCAAATACTTATTTGTCCTGACTCGTTTTCAAATGGTGTTAAGTCCCCACCTTGTACATGTTCTGGTAAGTTAGGCACATGTCCGCCTGCGTGATATTGTATAAGATCAGTAATACCATCGCCATTTAGATCACCTAAAAAACTTTCTTCTGTAGCAGTAATACAACCAACACTGTTACAAAAATCTTGCTGTGGTAGGTATGGCAATTGTCCTCTTTGATGATATACTAAATTACCTTCTTTGTCATTGATATAAATTTGAGGTTCACCTTCTTGTGCCCAACCACCCGATGACCAATAATCCATATAGCCGTCGCCGTTTAGATCTAAAGTTTGTTTGTGTACGCCAGCACCATTGATATACTTTTCAGGAAATGGGTTATCCTGCATTACAAGTCTATCACCTTCTAATGAAAATAATACTCTAACAGTTCCGCCTTCAAATTGTGTATCGCAATCGTACTCTTTGTTCTCATCATACTGAACACCATCTGGTAAACGCTCAATAGCCGCAAATCCAAGTAGCATTACTTCACTGTCTGGAGTGGGCCACCATAGTTCAAAGTGGTCCCATGCAAGTCCACCGAAGTAATGTACGCCATCAATTTCTACAATCTCTTTACGACCACACCATTGATCTACATTAGGATCGCCCCATTCAATACAGCCTAACTCATCACAAGTATCATAAACTAGTGTCTCAGTTACTTGGCCTTGTACAATATCGTATATTGAAAATCCTTGCCCAACTGCACCAATAGCATGGGTGGATGTTACTGATTTAACTTCGCCAAAAGGTCTGTGATCATTAACATCAAAAGTTAGAAGATAAGCATGTTGCGACATCTTCTTTTTATCAGCATCATTGTTATATTCGTCACTTACATCAACCCAAACTTGTCCACTGTTACGATAGGCTAGTGGTGGGTTTTCAGTTGTGTAATCATTATCCCAATATCCAAATAACAGGTCCCACTCATAGTTCATGTTAGGCAGTGCCGCAACACCTTGTGCCCATAATGATTCGCCTAAGTCTACTAAGTTGTATGTGTTGTTATAGTCTGCTGTAAAAACACCTTGCTGAGAGAAATGGTTAGACCAATCATCACTACGCTTACGACGATGGTCATCTCTTGAAATCATATAAGTAATGTGCGGCAATCCAATACCACTGTTAGTATCTTCTAACAATGTAAAGAAGCCTGCAACGCCACCTTTCTCGCCACCAATTTGTACATAGTTTGTACCAAATGTGTCTATGTTATTTACTTCAAACGACCCGTATCCATCCGCAATCAATGCCAGCATTGTATTAGGTGTATCATCGTCGTGTGCTATCGCAGTGCCTTGATTAGGGTGATTAATATCTCCACATAGCACAAACATTAAAATGTCTTTATGATTGTCATTATTTAGGTCTGCAATCATTGTATGCTGTATTCTAGATAATGTACAATTAGGTATTTCCAACTGACTTACTGCATTAACAATAGTTGCGTCTGGGCTACTGTTATATTCTACATCAAACGCTGGCTTTGTTACTGCTGGTGGTGCAGTTGTTGGTGGTGGTGGAGATGCTGGGGGAGGTGTGGGTTCAGCTGAAGAGCCGCCTCCGCCTCCACATCCTATTAAAAATAATGTACAAAGTAATGATGTCAAGTAATTTATGTGCATAATAGTCCTACCTATAATGTTAATACAGTAGTTATTATACAGTGGATTTGTATCAAAGTCAAGAAGTAAATTATGTTTTAAAATCAGTAACTTAGATTTGGAATTGTGCTTTTATTGCTAGTTTTGTGAATTTAAAGTTACAACTAATGCTGTATCTTATGCTGTTTCCTAGTATAGGACTAGTATAATGTAAAAGAGAAGAAGGAAATATGTACATTTCCCCTTCTTCTGGTTGAACAGTTATCTGTGTTCTTCCAAATCCATTGGGACTTGGCTCACCGTGTTGGAAGTGTAATTGACCAAGCGCCTTGCGAGACCCGGTAAGACCACCCTGCTCAAGCACAACAAACTGTTTGGCATCATCATCAAGTATTATTTTTGGAAATATTACACAAACTACATCCGCACCAGGGTAATGTATATGTGGCGGATTGTATTCCATGTCTACTTGATTGTTATACCACGCAGCAGTTAACTCTAACGTGTCTATACCATGCAATAGTGCATTATTGTAATGCCCACAGTCAACCGTTAAGTACGATTCCATATTTTGATGTATAGTTTGATACACATCTAATTCTCGTAACTGCCTAGCTATTTTGTATTCTTCGCTAATAAAACTTATAAGATTTGCATTAGCCTTATCGCTGTTTGGTTTACACATATTATATAAACTTTGTGTCTCTGACTCTGTAAGATTATATTTTACAATCCTTGGGCCAAATGCTTCAAGTACTTCCATTATATTTTGTTACCCTTGAATTCTTCTGCCATAGGGAATATCTTAACAATAGCATCTGCTACTGCCCATGCTAATTCCATGTGTTCTAACTGTGTACCATTAGCACTACGAAGTTCAATATAGTGAATCCAACTACGGAGAGTACCGTTAGCATACAGTCTGCTTACAGTGTTTCCTTCTGGTAGTACTACTCTAGCTTGCTCTTTTGCAATACCTTTCTTAATAGCCCAATTATAAAGTTGTTCAGTATCTCGAATATGCTTCATTTGTTTCATATTCCATTCTTCACGGATACGTCGTTGGTCTTCATCTAGCATATCAATTGCAATACTGTTTTGTCGATTCTTGGTATCTTGTAGTCGTGCTTCACGCGGAATCATTTCTAACTCTTTGACAGGGTCTGCGTAACGTTGACTAAACTCCTGGAAACTAAAACTTCTATGTCTTAGTAATTGCCTAGCGATGTCTCTGGTAGTTTCTACTTCGATACAAACACTTACCATTTCGAGTGGCGACCAATGTTTGTGTTTCATCAAATACTTAACAAGTTTTTCATTTGTGTCTGTGTTGTTTTGATTATCTGGGTTACTTACTCTTGCACAATATGCTACTAAGTCTAATAGACTAGGGTCAGCACCTGTTAGTGCTGGTGCTTGACTGTAACTAACTATATTTGCTTTCATTTCATTCCTTTGGTTAAATTCCTGCTGCTTGGCAAGTTTGTTGAATTTCTTTTACTTCTTCTCTATTATTCTTAAACAGTTGCATCCAAAAAGGTGCATCAATTATGTGTTCAATCATTACTACTTGTTCATCATTGAATCTAGTTAGCAGTTGGTCACCTGTGCCTGACAAGTACAACAACCACGGTGATATTTTTGCACTTCTTATATCATGCACTGCTCTATTTGGACTTACTTCAGCAAAGTATGTTTGCCAAACACATTCGTGTTCTTCTGCCCATTTATCCAAGTACATTATGTTACGTTCTAATGCTCTCATACCACTTTCTTTTTTTACATACCCTAGTAAGTATTCATCATAGACTGCATCACTTGCCCAGTCTTTTAATTTCTTACCTTCTTTAATTAACCACTCTGCAAACTTTTCTGGGTCTAAATATTCATTGCGTATGCAACTTCTGCCAAACTTTACAAAGCCTTCGTAGTATTGGCTATTGATAAATTCTTCTATGCTTTTAGTTTTACTAGAAGTAGTACTCAGCTCATAAAACATTTGGAAAACTCTGTACCCAAGTCTTACATGCGTCATTTCTTTATCAGCATTTCGACGCTTTTTAACACACATATGAACTATAAGAGTGCGTTCACTCTTAAAGTTCTTACCGCACCACCGGCAAGTATTATTTTCCGAAGATGTCTTTAATTGATTTGTCATCGTATCCGTGTGACCTTGCGTAGTCTTTTAATTCGTCTTTTGAATTTATTTCTTGTAACAATGCTACTTCTTCACTTTTCATGTGAGGATGTATACTACTAATAAATTCGCTTACCTTATCTTTTTTCTTCTTAGCATTTGGCGGCTTTAGATAAGGATGAAACTGTATTTTACCAACACCACATGCACTTAGCAATAACCATTGTAGTTCTGGATGTCTACTAACTTCGCTGTAATCTCTATTAACAAGTTCGTTAGTCATATAAATGTAGTGAGCGGCATCCTTGCCTTGTACGCTACTTGCATAACGCATCATCATCCATGAGCTAAATGCTTTCTTTTGTTCTGCTGTTAATCTATTGTAATATCCCTTGTCACGTTTATCAAGTGCGGCCATAATATCCTTTAGCGGTATTGCTGGTGCCTTTTTAGCCATCTGTATGTTCCTTGTAGACATTAATATAATGTTCTTCGCCCTTTGCAACGTTCTCTAACCAAGTAGTATCTGCAGACTCATCTGCACTGTCACTTACATACTTAAAGCATTTAAAGTTAACCTTCCTGTTAGTACAGGCTTTAGCAATTGCAAATGCTTCCATATCCACAACATGGGCTGGGTGTTCTAAGTTAGGATCTGTAACAAAGTTGTCTCCTGTACTGCATGTATATCCAACTCCAAGAGAAATAGTAATAGGATCTTTTGGTAAAAATAATTCGATTGCTTCCGGGCATTTCCCTTTATCTCGTTCAACAAAGTTTACCATCTCATGACAACCGTTATCTAACTTAATGCCACCTGCTGTACCAAAATTCCATACAGTTTGTGGATTGTGTTTTTCAATAAGTCTTGCCGCGGTTAGTGCCGCATTAATTTTACCAACACCTGTAAAGAATACATTATCCCACTTAGCCATAGTAGGTGCTTCACTTTCAAGTGCAATTAATATCAAATCTTTCATTCGTTTACTTCCAGGACACTAAATGTGTTTATGTTGCAATAGTCTGTTAGTTTAGCAGTTCCTTCTAGGAAAGTCAAGTCTATTACACAGGCATAATTTATATCATACCCGCCTGCTTGTTTAATCAACTCTACCATAGCATTAGCAGTTCCACCTGTAGCACTTACGTCATCTATGATGCAAATTCTATCAGTGAATCCAAACTTAACACTGTCTAACATTTCAAGTGTTTCGCTACCGTACTCTAATATATACGAATACGTCTTTACTCTGCCCGGTAATTTACCTGGTTTGCGAACTATGTGCAAAGGGATACCTAATGCTAGTGCAACAGGAGCTCCCCATATAAATCCTCTAGCATCTGGTGCAACAATTTGTGTTGTTTTGATACTTCTGCAATACGCAACCATCTTATCCACAGTGTACTTAAACGCTTTTGGGTCTTCTAGTATGCTCGATATGTCTTTGAACATAACTCCCTTAATTGGGAAGTCAGGTACGGTACGAAGTATTTTATTTAGGTCCATAAAGATCTAATTGCTCCCATGGTAGATCTGGTTTGCCAAAGTGTCCGTAGTTAGTAGTTTTTGTTAAGTCCATATTAAACAATCCAAACTTATCAATAATACCTTTTGGTGTTAGATCAACAAGACTTATAATTTCTGCAACTAAGTCTTCTCTAACTTTGCCGTCTGCATAAACATAAACACTAGTAGGTTCAACTACACCGATTGCATAGCTTAGTTGTACTGTACAGTTACTTGCTTTGCCTGAGCCTACTATATTCTTTGCTAAGTAACGTGCCATATAAGCCGCACTTCTATCTACTTTAGTACAATCTTTACCACTAAAGGCTCCGCCACCATGTGGAGCATAGCCGCCATATGTATCTACAATAATCTTACGTCCTGTGAGTCCTGTGTCTCCGTCTGGTCCACCTATAACAAATCTGCCTGTAGGGTTAATCAAAAACTCAGTGTTCAAAAGGGTTTGGTCACTTAATTCATCTGTAATAATTTGCTCAACTCTATCACGCACCATTTGTGTACTTACGTCATCGCTGTGTTGAGTACTGCATACAATAGTCTTAATACCAACTGGCTTACCGATACTATCGTATTGCATTGTTACCTGTGATTTACTGTCTGGTCCAATCCATTCCCCATCAGACCCACGTCTTTCTGCTGCTAGTCTTTTTAGAATACGGTGACTGTAATAAATTGCACTAGGCATTAAGTCTGGTGTTTCGTCACAAGCATAGCCAAACATAAGTCCTTGGTCGCCTGCACCAAACTCATCTGTACCTAACGCAATATCTGCACTTTGACCATGTAGTTTGTTTACTACTGTTAGGTTAGCCCAATGGAAACCGTCTTGCTCGTAGCCAATATTTTTAACTACTTGTCGAACTATAGATTCAACGGTGTCGTCATCTATCGGAATATCTCTTTTATACTCGCCTGCAACAATAACACTATTAGTGGTTACTAAAGTCTCTACTGCCGCTCTGTGATTTATATTGCCATCAATGATTGCGTTAGCAATAGTATCTGAAATTAAATCAGCAATTTTATCTGGGTGTCCTTCGCTAACACTTTCGCTAGTAAATTGATAAGACATATATTCTATCTCCTGTTATATTGTGTATCATGTATTTACAGTTTATAGTTACTGCATACATTATTTCCTGGTTACTATCTATCTTCGTATAAATCGTCAAATGCTTCTTTTACAATCTCAGTTTCTTCCATATCATAGCTGACATATTTCTCTGCAACATCATGCCACTTAGTGTTAACATAGCCAACACCTGCATAATAACCTTTGCCAGTTGATTCCGAATAATCAAAGTCAACTTGTAAAGGTTTACGATCATACCAATATGACTCAATTATCTCACCCATATCACATTCAAGTTGTCCTGTTTGTAATAATTCTGGGTCAAAATCTTCGCCATTGGTTTCAACACACACTCCACCAAATTCACCTTTCTCTGAACTAAAGAAAAATAATGCTGGTTGATAATCTTCTTCTTTTTCTGCATCAGCATCACCACTGTGACATTCTCTACTGTAAATACATGATGTGTAGGGAAAGTACTCGCCTTCGTTTAGTTCTTCAAACATCATTGTGCTGTAGTCGTGGTCAACATCTTCTTTCCACTGTATTATTCCATCTTCGTAAGTAGCATCTTCATGTAATGTAATTTCATTAACAAGGAAATCATTATCTGCAAAAGGACCATTAGCATGTTCTAAGTCATCGGTTTCATTCCAGCAGTAATACTCTTCATTAGGCTTAGGTGATTCCGAATCCATCATGTCTTCGTCATCCCATTCGATGCCTTGTAAGTGTCCAATAAGATCGCTATCGCCATCTTCTGCAACTTTTGGCTTCCAGTAATCAACAAACTCTTTGCTAACACTGCCAATTGCTAATTCACCGCCATAACGACCGGTGTTAATTCTAAAATATCTTTTACTCATAATAGTTCTCCAAATTCTATATCTTTAATCTTGTTTGCTTCTTTAACAAACATTGCACATTTAGGTTCCTTTTTATCTTCTAAAGGAATTACCAATATATGTCCATTCTTAAGTCTTGGGAAATACCATTTGACATCTTGGTATACGTTAGTAATCTGTATTTCTTCAGTGTCAGGAATGCCGTTACGCATCGGGTTGAACACTGGCGTAACAAAGCCTCTATTGTTTAGACTTGCTAGTGGAATAACTTCTAAACTGCCAAACGTAGTGTCTGTAGTTAGAATGCTCCAATCCATAGGCATCTGTAATTTAAATTCGCCTATTTGTAAACATATTGCTGGAGCATGAAAGCTCTCTAAGAATATAAGGGGTAGGAAAAAGTAGTCTTTGTAGTCAGGATCGCTAGTATCAAACACGCAATAACGCAAGTCATCAATTTCATCCGGTACTGTATCTAATTCGTAAACGTCATTCTCAACTGTTAATATTTTCATTTGTATTCTACCTTGGTTACATTGTACCTAAATTGTTGTTCTGCATAAAACTGCTTTCTTTTTGTTAAGTGTCTCTTACTATACTTTAGATTACTCGATAAGTCAATCACTTTCAGATAATCTTTATCTTCTGCCTTACGAATTCCTCTACCAATACTTTGTATTACCCTTACAAAACTTTTGCCTGGTTCTAAAAGAACTAAGTTAAAAATTCTAGGTATGTTAATACCCACTGATGCTACGCCATATGTAGCAACAATTACCTTGTTATCCATCTCCGAAACTTCTGCATACTCGTTTTGTCTATCTGTGGTCTTCATCCTGCCACTAACAAATGCCCAATCAGGATTTCTTTCTGCTAACATTTCTCCTGTTGCAATACGGTCAATCAACACTAGTGTATTGCCGTTTACTGCAAGTCCGTTAATGATAGAACTAATTTGATCTATTCGCTGTGGGTCTGTTACAAGCCATTTTAACTCTTGGGCATATCCTTGGAAGCCTAAGGTGCCGTCTTGTAATTGAAATATATCTATGTCTAAGTCTGCTAGTACACCCATGTCTTGTAATTCTTTACTGCTTAGTTCGCTTACAACAGGGCCTAGACAGCATGTACATGCTACTGCTTCGTGTTCGTCTTTGGGTATGGTTCCTGTTAGTCCCCAACGTACAGGTACGTTAGAGAACACACTGCTTAGAAGGTCTCTAAGCACGTCTGCTTTTGCTTTGTGTACTTCGTCTACCATTACACATACTACTCCATCTAAGAACTGTTCAATGTCAATAGGTGCTTCACCTTTCTTTGACTTCTTAGATAGCATGGATAAACTTTGCCAAGTACAAATAGTGTGGGTCTTGGTATACTCTTTTCTATCTCCAAATAGTACGCCGCAGTCTAACCCTAAATTTTTGTAATCTCTTTCTGTCTGCACTACCAAGTCTTTGTTTGGTACGATTACGATTGTGCGTCCGTACTTCTCACACTTGTGACTTAGTACGGCTGTAATAAGTGTCTTACCTGCTCCTGTTGCTACTTGTTGTAAGCACTGTGGATTTTGTAAGAACTTATTAATAACTGTTACTTGATAATCTCGAAGTATAACTGGCATGCCTTCTGCTGGATGGTTCTTAGGCCATGCTGTATCTTCGTAATCAGTTTCAGTTACATTATCAAATGATAATTGGATAGGTTGCCTTTGATCGTCTACTACTACTTCATAACCTGCTTCGGTTACTAGTGGCAATAAACGATCAAGCAAATTTAGATACGTTCTTCCGCCGACATCACAGAATCTTACACAACCATCCCAACGACCTAACTTGTAGGCCGGCATATGAAATGCATAGGGTAGAAAATACTTGGCTGCATCAGATATTTTTCTGCGAGTCTTTACGTCAAGTCCTACGAACTTAACGTTTACTTCATCTCTTATTTCTAAAGTTACTTTAGGCATACGCTATTATAGTCTACTTGTAGGTTAATGTCAAGAAGAACTTACGTCCTCCTGCGTCATATCCAGGTAATACTTCGACAACATCATCTAGTACATCTTGTACTGTGAATGCTAATCCAAGTTTATCAGATAGTTGCTTTCTCATCACAAAGTCAATTGACTTGATATCAGCCAACGATGGTCCATCGTACGGTCCAGGGTCTCTGTCAAACTGTGCTGTATAACTTAGTTCAGCAGTTGTCTCGCCAAAACTTGCAAAGTATGAAACACGACCTTTGTACTTAGGTACTCTAGGTTGATCAGTATCTGTGTATCCAACCATCACATTCAAACTACCATATGGCACAGCATACATATCCATGTACCTAATACCTTTAGTTTCATATTCACCTGTGTTAACATACTGTCTAGAACTTCCGTCGTAGTCAATGTTTTCTTCAAAGTCATATGCAAAGTATGAAAGACCTAAGTACCCAATTTCAAAACCTAATCCTTCTTCAGGATCTAAACCTAGATTTGGTTGCACCCATGAGTCTCCGTACTGTTGATATAATGTAGGGTTACGATAACTTGTACTAATGTTAGCAAAGAAACCATTGCCGCCGTCATACCCTAATCTGTACACTCTAGCATCTTCGCTTACACGAGTACCAAACTGTAGATTATCGTTATATGTCACAACAGCGTATCCACTGACCTCATCTTGCGATTCGCCAATGTAGTTTTCTTTATTATATGTAATACCCGTAACAATATTTGTTACTGTATTAATTGTAAACGTATCTCTAGCATCAAAGTAAATACGATCTGCATCACTAGAATATGTGCTTACACCTTCGGTGAAGTATTCGCTTGATGTGTCGCTATAACCTAATGTTACATTTTCGTTTCTAATACTAATATCAGTTTTGTTACCCGATTGCAAACAATCATTTGACTGTGCAAAAGATGATGTGTAACAGTTATCATAATCATAGTCGTAATCAACATGCGACATTGCTACTGTAAATCCAAGTAGTTCTTTCACAGTCTTAATAGATGTATTTTTATAGTCATCTCTTTCGGTATTATCGTTACGCACACTGTCGTTAGATACATCAAATGATGTAATACTTATAGTGTCAAGTATTGCTACATTTATTAATTGATGACTCTCTCCCAGTCTAACAACTGCTTGGTCTTCGATTGTATCATTGATAAACACTGTTCCACCTAGGCTACCAGAGCCATACAGAACACTGTTAGGTCCAGAAACAATATTAACTGTTTCGAGTCCGCTGACAATATCATGTGCAAAGTCATACCAACCTGAGCCGGAATCATTTGCAGGTACGCCATTTTTATACACTGTTGTATGTGTAGTTTGGGTACCACGTTCGCTATAACCAGCAAAGCCGCCATAACCACCTGCACTGAAAGACATTGCCGGCATAACCAATTCGATTATTGCCATGTCGTCTGTTACATCAGTAGTGTCTACTTGATTTACTGATCCTACAACTACTATCTCTTCAATGTAGCTCGAGTCTTCAGCGTGTGTATTAGTCGATAACATTGTTGATAATGCTACTACTGCGACTAATTTGTGTACTACGTTTTTCATTTATTCTCCTTATTATATTATAAAAAAAGCACACTCCCCAAAATTAGGGAGTGTACTAGGGTGAAGCGTCTAGGCTACTATTACCGTGGGAGTATTTTATAATCCCAAACGCTTCATACAAGTGCTCTCGGCCAATCCTTTCCAGGTGTCCGGGCTCATTTGTTTTAGGTCAGCTATTTTAAGTACCATTCTTAATGATATCTCTCTAAGCCTACTTGCCTTTTCATGCATAAAGTCTACGACTTCTGCATTTCCTTCTTCGCCAAACTTGTAGCAGTCTAACATACCGTCTCCAACAATCTGATGGATTCTAAGGAAACGATCGTTAACACTGTTCATTTCTAAGTCCATGTAGTGACATCTTGACATAAGTGCCGCTAAGTGGTCTTGTATCTTCTTGCTACGAACATTTTCAAAGTTAACGTTAGTAATAAAAATTACACCACCTGAGAACTCAAACCTATCTGGAATGCCTTCTCTTCGTAATGCAACTGATTCTGACTTCCAACTAATTGTACGCTTCTTACCTGAGTCTAGTACTGCCTTCAACATGTTCAAGCATACTTCATCAAACAAGATACTGTCACAGTCATCAAACACAAGGATATCACCTTTTGCTGAATTGTTAAACAGTGTCTGGTACAGACCAATTGGGGTCATTGAACCTTTTACTACTTCCGTTCTCGGTGGACGACCAGCGAGTTTAGTTTCTGCATCATACATATCGATGATACTTTCAACACCAAATGATTTACCAACTCCTGGAGGGCCACTTACTATAAGACCTCTGACAACACCGTTTGCTACAGCATCAGTCATTTGGTCTAGAATAGCAAAACGCTCTCTAATTCTAATCATTGCCTGCTCGTCAGTTTCTTTAGGCTTAGCCTCTTTCGCTTCTGAAGCAGTTACAGCAAGACTCTCGCCTTCAACATCTGTTAAAGGTTCAACACTTGCTAGTGTTGGTACTACAACACGGATTGAAGTACGCTCTGATCCTAATAATGCTGATGCATCTACAGTCACAAAGTATCCTTTCTTTCCTTGTTGAGTTGGTTTGATCAAAGGAAATACTCCTTCGATCGGTTGGTTACGGTATACGCCGTTTTCTATCTTTACAAAGTTACTCATATCTAGCCCTCCCACAGGCATTAATTTAAACAATACAGTTATTATACAGTATTAATCAGTCAATGTCAACCGATTAACCAGCTAACAAAACTAAAAAATAATACAATTCCAATGACTTGACCTAACGCTTCAGCACCATCATCTGTCCTAAATGGCATAGTGAGTACACGCCAAAATATATATATTGGTATGAGTGCGGCTATAAACGTTAACATATTATCTTACTCTTTTTTGCATTATATGTATATTATACAGTAAAAGTGTGGGAAGTCAAGTAAAAGACATCACAAATAAATCAATGACTTACGTCTAGTCTATTGTGATATCTTCCATACCTGCTGTTCTAAGTTTAGTGATATGTCCAATCTGCCATTGCTTAGTATCCAAGCCTTTCATGATGCCTAGATATCTATTACGAATTAAAGCGAATTGGTTGCATAGATGTGAGAGGTCTATAACAGATTGCTCACCGTCAACATACTTTTCAGCATCTCTACTAGTAAGTTGTCTGTTATATGTCTCAAAGAACTTTCTAAATACACTACTGCGTTCCTTTCGGAGTGCAATGTTTAAGTGTTCTAGAATGGCTTCGATCTCTTGAAGTTGATTAAAACGGTGTTCGGTGATACCGGGTAAGGAAGCACTAGCTTTTTCTAGGCTTCCTTTGATTCGGCATTCGTACTTGGCACCTTCAAGTTCATTCTCAAAATGACCAATAGCGCCAACTATATCACTTAGGTTCGAAGTAACTTTGTTATACCAAGTACTCATTTAATCCCAATCCCCGTCTTCGTCTTCGTCTTCGCCGTCATGTGAACTAATCTCAAAATGAGATACAATGGCTGCTTTCATTATGCCATCAAACTCATTCATGCTTTCTTCGATTTCGCCAATATCAGCGTTATCATCGAATACTCTAACTAGTACTTCAGCGGTTTGTAGCTTGTCTTTCTTAGGAATAAAGTGTTTTGCACTATCCCATAACTCATGTAAAAAACTAACATCATGATTCATCTGCCATATCCTCCATTTGATCTAGCATATCATCTCCATCCATGTCGCCGACATCTATTGCTTCTGCTTCTGGATTCATTTCCCATTCATCGATAACAACTTGAAGTTTCTCACTAGTCCAACCTTTCCTGAACTCTTTGATTTCTTCGCCTGTTACTGGTGACACATAAGATAGCTTGTTACCTACTTTCGCAAGTAGTCCTTTAGCTTCTAACATATCAACCAAACCGCTGTATGGGTCCATGCCGCTCTCGTAAGGAATCTTAATCTGTACACCTTCGAATGGCTTACTGTAACGTGACTTCACAACTTTACATGCGGCACGGATGCCTTGTACGGTTGAGACTTTGTTACCATCTAAGTCTTCCTTGAGTTTAAGTTTACGCATTGCAACTACGATACTGGATGCATAGATAAAGCCCTGACCGCCTGAGATTTTATCATCTGGATCAAACATATCTTGTGATGCATAAGTATGATTAGTTGCAACAATACCTACTGGGAACGGTGCAATCTGATTAACCATGTTACGAACAAGTGCTGTAAGTGCTTTAGGCTTTCTGCCCATATCACCTTTCATGTCACCTTTTTCAAACTGATTCACATCAGTTGGTGTTAACAACATACCCAAGCTATCTATAACAAATAGTAGTTTAGGCATTTCTTCGTAAGGAAGATCGCTGTAGTTAGTTTTATAGTCCTTCATAAAGTCACTTAAAGTTTTAGCAACATCATCGATCATGCTGACACCTATCTTGAGAAGTTTCTCAGGAGTAGTATCTACATCTAATGCTTGTAGCCAATCTTCGTCAAGTGCGTTTTCTGAATCAAACAGTACTACCTGACAGCCATGATCTTGTGCTGCCTTTGCAATGTTGCCTGAACAGATAAAACTTTTACCTGATCCAGACTCACCTGCAAACACACTAACTTTACCTAGTGGGATACCTTTATTAAAGTCTCCACTTATAAGATAATTTAGTGTAAGATTTCCTGTACTAATCCAATCCTGTGGGTCATGGAAGCCTGCACTAATTCCACTAATGGATTTAGTAACAGACGTCCTAAACTTTGTTAAGTCAAATGGTCTTTGCATAACAGTCTCCTTAAGAACGGTTTCTAATCATGTTTAGAATATCATCTGCACTAGCAGTACTAGCCGGAGCCGCTACTGGTGCCGCCACTGGAGCTGCTACTGGAGCTGCTACTGGAGCCGCTTCTGCAACTGCTACTGGTGTAACGTCAAACGGAATGTCTGCTGTTACTGGAGCCGCTACTGGTGCTGCTACTGGTGCTGCTACTGGTGCCTGTGCTTGTACAGGTGCCGCAGTTGCTTGTAAACCAGGTGCTGGTGCATTTGCAGGAACTTCAACGCCATATGGCTTGTAGAAGTTACCCCATTTTGCAGGATCATACAACTCACCATCTACTGATGCTGCAAACATTTCACTGATTGCATTGTAGTGGTCCGCTGTAGGTTTTGCCGGTAGGTAATCTTTAAGATTATGTAAACCATTAGTATCAATAGAGGCTAGTTGCACTTCATCTAACGAACTCTCTTTACGAGCCCATTTAGACGTACTGTAATCAGCATACTGTCCTTTAGTAGTTTTACTAACCCTAAAGTCAGAACCATTAAGGTAATCAGTTGGAATGTTTTCCATATCTGGGTCCATTAATGACGCTTTAATAATGTTAAAGATTTGAGGTGATATTACAAATCTACGCACTGGGTTTTCTGGTGCTGTTTCGTTCAATGGATTATCAGTAACGAATCCGTTAAAGATATATGAACGCTTTTTCCAATACTTACGACCCATGTCTTCTAAAGACGGATCTTTAAACCAAGGACGAACCTCAGTTAATACTGGACAAACTTCGCCATACATTTCACCACAAGGTACTTGTACAGTTACTGGTTTGTTTTCTCCGCCTAATACACCTGGGAAGGTGAGACGAATCATTTGTCGCTCTACCCAAAAGAAATCGTTAGTAGTATCAGCGTCAGGTAAAAACCTAAGAACTGCTGATGTTCCTTCGTCGATATTCCAGTGTGGGTATATTGCGTTGTCGCTCTGTTGAGAGCTGTTTGAATTTGAACCTTTCGATTCCATTGCCGAGAGCTTTGCTCGGATTTCTGCTAATGAGGCCATGATGTTTCTCCTTTAATTGCCATGTTTGCCATATGTGCCATATGTGTTACTTACATAATTGCTCGTAACTGGGTTTATTATACTTGCCTAGATAGAGAAAGTCAACCGTTTATTTTGTATTAAATGTTGACACATTTTTCTCTAACATGTTTATTTATGAAAAAACCCGCACTAGGCGGGTTTAAATTGGTGTTTTCTACTCTTGTAGACGTTTCACAACGTTCTTTTTATAGTATATCGTATTGCTCTAAGAAGTCTTCGTACATTGTTCCTGCATCAACTGCTGGAGTTTGTACAGTAGTTGTATTAGTTGTTGCACCAAGTAAACAGCTCTTAATTGTGCCGTACTCGAATTGGTTCAACTGACCACCTGTTGTAATCTTCTTACTAACACCCTGTAAGTACTCAGCTAGTTTAGCATCGTTGGCTGCATAACTTAGTTGATTAACTTGGTGTCCTAGTCTTGCTTCTGCAGAAGCAAAGTCTACTAAATCAGCTTCTTGTAGTAAGTTTTTTAAGTTAGCAAATGTTTCTGTTGCTACTGCTTTTGTAATGTAACTTTCAAATGCATTTTTCTTAAGAGATAATGATTTTAGTTGTCCTAACACATTACCAACTTTGTCATCAAAATGTGATACAGTAAACTTGTCTCTTAACTCTATATCATCATCTTCAGAAAGCTCAACTGCTGTTGCAGCTAAGTTTTCAATTGTTGTTTCGTATGTTTTAGCACCACTTAATTTCTTAAGTGTATTCTTAATGTTTTCAATGTTCTCTACTGCTAGTTGTACATACTCTGCATTATCTTCGTTCATGATTTTTGCTGTTCTAACATAGTTTACAAATTCTCTGAGCTTCTTTAGATCCTGTGCCATTTCGATAATGCTAGTAGCACCTTCATCAAATACTTCACCACCCTTTTGCACATGACGAGCCATTGCTCTAGCCATTGCTAAATTGTTCTCAGGTAGTTTAAATCTTTCATCGCCACGTTGTATAAAGATACTGTGTATGTTTCTACTTCTTGAACCACGCACTTCTTCATTAACTGCTTTCTTATGTTTAACAACAATCTTTACATTGTCTAAAGATTGATAACTTGTTTTACTAGACCCAGACATTGTGTCGAATCCTTCTTTAATATCTGCCATGTCTTTCTCCGCTTGTTTTGCGATATCCTGTTTCTCTCCTACAGCTTTTAATTTTTTACCAAATATCTTGTAGTCGAATTTCATTAAGTAGTCTTGAGCAATATCTTTCAACATTGTTCTCACTTTATGTTCACTTAAATCTTCACTAGTATTCAATACCATGGTAGTTGTAGCTGGGTCTAGTCTAACTAGAATATTAGGCTCACTTACAACAAAACGAGTAGCTTCTGTTGGGTCTATGACCTGCTTGCCGTCTGCACTAAAACTGTCTACACCGAAACCTAGGCCTTTTAGTACATTAAATGTCTTTTCTGCTATTACTGGGATATTTACGCTCATAATACTATTTATCTATTTAGAGGAAACCAACTGGCAATGGTTGATCGCCGTCGTCATCATAATCATCAGTATCTACAATTCCGCTGTGTACTACACTGTATACAGCATCTTCGAATGTACTAATGTAGTTAATCATTCGCACGTTAAGCATCATAGCCATTACCAAGTCATCCATCTCACCAGGCTTTGCTTTGAAACTATTACCTCTGGAAACAAAGTTCTTTAATTCGCTAATAAGTACCTTACTTTTAATATGTATTCTATCTTGTTCTAATAAACGCTTAAAGTTTAAGCATGCTTCCATCTTGCTTCTATGCCCTGTGTGGAATCCTTTGCGTCCACGTTTGCCTGCAATCTTCTTAGGGTCGTGTAAGAAATCACCCGGAAAGTTCTCTTCTCCAGTGTCTCTAATAACCACAAGTGCCGCTTCACCGATTGTATTATTCTCCACAGTCCAGTATAAGTTTTTACAACCATTGTCACGCAAGTATATAAGCATTTCCATCATTACTCGCATTTGGCCTTCTACTGGTGTTCTGTTATGTGCCCATTCGCCTACTTGGGTCATTGTAGACACATTCATAATCTGTATGGCTGCGTTATCGCCACCTGTGCCGCTACTTGGATCAAGTGTTAAACTGTATATGTGGTTAGGGTTAGGCTTATCGTACCAGCGTGTTTCGCCCATTTTGCCTACAGGGTCAACTCCCTGCATGTCAACTAATTGTAATGGACTGATAAGTGTTTCATCGTAAATGATAAATTCGCATTCATGTTCACGTCTAAACCTTTCTTCACCGATCCTTGCACGTTCCGCTGACGCCCATTCGTCATCACGCTCAGGATGAGCAGTCCATGTTGACATATATCCTTTAAATCCATTACGACCTACGTCCTGTTCGTTGCCGTACTCATCAAACAGCTTGTTTGCTTCTGCCCAAATAAGTGCAAAAGTATCGTCATCACTGTTTGGTGTACTTGTTACAATACAAGCACCACCTGTACTTAGTGTAGGAGATAGTGCTGTCCAAAACTCTTTAGCAATACGTGGAGGCACAAACGCAAACTCGTCTAAGTAAATAAGTGTTAAGGACATACCACGTCCAGTGTTTTCAGTTGTTGTAGTACTTACAATACGACTACCATTATCAAATGTAATGCTACCTTTATTGTATTCTGTAACACCTGCTCTAATATGATCAGGAGCACATTCGTATGCATAACGTATACGTTGCATAATTTCACTAGCACCTGACTGCTTATGTGCCGCTACTAGTATTGTACTGTCTGGCTTGAACATTGCAAACCAAAGTAAGTAACCTGCTGCTACAGTGGTTTTACCCATCTGTCTGCCCAGCATGTTAATACTAAATCTGTTGTTGTTATAGTTTTCTATTAAGTCTAACTGGTAATCAAATGGTTCAAAGTCTATACCGCCTCTTGTAGGATGCTGTATACGCATATGGTTAACCATAAAGTATAATGAACCTGTTTCTGGTTGAGCACAGTTTTTAAAGTCTCGTAGAGTCTCAGGTGTGTATGCTACTTTAGCATAGCCTTGCTTAATTAAACTAGCATCTACTGTTCCTCTAGCCATTGTTAGTTCCTAAATAGTTGTGTTTAGTAGCATACTCAAAAATTCCTTGTGCAATTTTTTTATGCCCTGTGTGCCCTGGGTGACCATTGTAAGACGCTGGATCAGGATCAACTATGTCTGTACCGTTAAACTTTTTGTTTGAGATTACTCGCGGTCCTAACTTTTCAGATATGCCGCCTAGTATTCTTCTAGTACCAAGTGTTCTGCCATTTACCCACCAAAACACATAATCAATATTATTATCTTCGAAGTATTTTATCCCTCTAGATAAATGCCCAACGCAATCTGTAACAAATTTCCATATTTCTTTTCTACTTGCCACACTAGTCATTTCAAAAGGATACCACATCTTTACTTCGTCATAGTATTTTTGTAGTTCACTTTCTGGAATGTCTGACATTGCTATTTCTTCACCGTGTTCTTGTAAGGTATTGCTATCCATATACCTACGCATGAAGTATAACGTTAATTCTAATATATTGTCACTTGATGGAAATGATACTGGTTGTACATCATTTCCATCTTTATCTTTAATCGTTTGCCACTGTCTATATCGTGCTGTTGTAAGCTCTATAACAACCTTTAAATTTTCCAATGAACCATGCTTTTGCTTGTATGCGTTGCAAAACTCTATGGTTTGATTTACTGAGGATTGTGGGGGTTTGCCGTTATAGCAGTGCTTGTATAATTGATCTGATCCGAGCAACTCTGCTAAAAAATCAGCATAACTAGGTGCAGGAGTAACAAATTTTAGATCTTTGTACTCTTCATTCCACCCAGTTGCATAACTAGAACCATTAACATATAAATCTGACATGCAGATATTTATCAGCGAATGAGTTTGGCCTTCAGGGTATCGCGGAGTCTATCAATAATTGTTTGTCTATTGGTGGTGTAAGCAGGGTCTTCGTCGCCGCCATCGCATGGTGAGTCAGACTCTTCATCGTGATCTGGGTGTACAATTACTGCTGTTTCTGGCTCTTCGTCACCTGATACTTCAGCTTCTGGCTCTGCTTGGGGCTCTTCTTGATTAGGTAATGTAATGCCTGCTAGTCTTAAAACGTCATGTAGTTCTTGCATGCTTGAAGCATTTGCACTAACTGTTACACTAGCATCACCCTTTCTTTTGGTTTTGCTGTAAGAAACGTTTTCTTTGTCTTCTTCTTGATCTGGTATACCATATGGCTCGCCTGCCATTGGCATAGCATTTTCCATAAGTTGTATTAGTCTTTTGTTTTCGTCATGATTATTCATTATACTTTCCCGTTAAACCTTGTTGCTTGCTTGGCTGATATTATCAACTTCTTTAGTTTGTTCGCCAGTACGACCCATGTTAGGTTGGTTCATCATGTCGTCATGCATTGCTCTTAAGTCATCACCCATCAGTTGAGATTTTGTTGGGTAGTTAGTAAAGTAATCTGCACCTTTTTCTGCTTTAAGTCTTTCTAACTCTGCTAAAAACTTAGTGTTGTATGCTTCGCCGAATAGATCAAAGTCAACGTCGGCGCCTTGTGCGGCTTCGTATGATTCATGTGTTATTTCTTCTTGTGCTAATACTGCCTCTTCTTTATTAACCAATCTTCCGTCGTCGTTTATTTTACGCTCTGCGGCCATTTCACTTTCAACACGTCTAGGATCGTTGACACCGTAGCATAATACTCTACTGTGATCTAAGCCTAAGTTAACTGCTAACCATACTTCTAAAATTCTTTCATTGACTGGGTACTTTAGGATAATATCAGAAGAACAAACTTCGCTAGTGCATTGTGTGCCTTTGTAACGCACAAACTCTATTGGGTTTTCTTCTATAGGTGTTCTTTTAAAAGGAGTAGCACTGACTAAGTTATATTTTGCTAAACAACTTTCAACTTTGGCCATATGGTCTGCACCGCAATCAGCAGCAAACTTGACTCTGTATCCGTATTCCTTTTTAAAGGATTCTGTTATATAATCTTTAAATAATTTCATATTGTCTCTCTAAGTAATCCAATCGTTACAACTATTTATCAAATTGATGTAAAAATTAATCACCTTTTATAATCCTTAGTAATTCGTTACGATCATATACTTGTGTAGGGCCTGAGCCGTCGTCGTAGTTATCGTTTTGATTTTTTGTCTTATCTAGCCTTGCTTTTTTCATCATTAGGTCTAGTTGTTGTAGTTTTGCTTTTGTTTTTGTATCTTGTGCTTCTAGTGCAATCTTTAGCATGTTGCTTGCTTCAGCAAATATTTTACCTGCCGCCATATCGCTTACATTCATACCTAGCGTCATTAATTGTGCATAACTGTCTAAGGCTTTTTGTGCTATATCATTCATCTCTACTTCGTGATCACCTAATCCTCTGACTTCTTTAAATGCATCGTTGATCTTTTCTGCGATTGTTAACCCATTGTTTACAATCTCTATTTCTTGTTTTGTTTCTTCGATAGTGGGCACTTTTTCTGCTTCTATTGCTTCTTCCATAGATGGTAGATTAAATTCTTCTTCTAGTTTCTTTGTCATTGTTTAAATCCTAGTTTTATCAACTGTATTGTTCTACCGCCTATGTCTAGAGGATGAAACAATGTTTCGCGTTGTGTCTTGTGGTGTAATGTGTGGAAGCCTTCACCAAATGTAAGTAGTCCTACAATTAGATCATTGTGTGCCGCTCCGTTTCTATGCGAGTAAGAAAACACTAAACTGCCTATTAATTTAGCAAATCCTGCTGGTGCTAGCCAAGCATATATTAATGCAAATGGGTCTACTAGTGCTAGTATAACTGCATATACTGCTATAAACTCCCAGTAGTACTTAACCTGTGCCCTATATATGTTGTCCCTTAATAAGTTACCAGCCCATTTAACATTAGGTTCGGTAAACACTTGTAAAAAGTGTGCATAAAGGTATCCCTTGAATAAAGGACTATGTGGATCTTTGTCAGTATCAGTAAACTTGTGATGTGCTCGATGAGTTGCTACCCAAAGTATTGCAGGGCCTACCATCATTATATGTGCAAAGAATAGCATTACTAGTTCAAACCATTTAGGACACTTAAACATTTTGTGGCTTAAATATCTATGGTAACCTAATGTTAAACCAAACAACATTATACAGGAATACATTGTTGCACCGATAGCCCACTGTGTTGCTGTTGCATACATAAACATAGGCACAATGGCAAGCATACTGGCTACTTGGCCAGCAAAAAGACTATATTGCATTCCTAATTTACCTAATTGCATAATGCTATTTATCGTTATTTTTTACGTTTCTTAGGATTTCGAGGTTTATTGTTTCGAAATATTTGGTCTTCGTTGATTACTTTGAAACGAATGCCTTTGCGTTTGCACCATTCTTGTGCGGCAGTCCACTTAGCGGCATTTATAGCAACTTGTATTTGCTGTCCTTTGCCTCTAGCATTTTCCATTGTAGTTTGATTTGCTGGCTTAATTTCAATTAGCTCAACATGTTCTGCTCCGCCTTTGTCTATGTATTGTATCATAAAGTCAGGCACATAGTTAGTGTACTTGCCTGTTAATGGGTTTTGATAAGGTATTTTAACATTCTCACTAGCCCATTTTTTTATGTTGGGGTGGCTGTCGCACATACGCATAAAGGCTAGTTCCCAACTGCTTCGATAATATGGTTTTTTACTGCCGGCATACTTAGGTGTGTTTACTACTTCGTAAACACCCTGAGCGAATTTGCTCATGGCTGGATTAGGCCTGCGACCTTAGTGTTGCTATTGATACTCGGTACTGCAATTCCTACACGGCTTCCTGCCGGACGTAAACTATTCATTGCGTTGTATGCATCAACTGTTAAGTTAAGTGAATTCTCATTGACATCAAAATATTCAAGCGGGTCTACGTTGCTGGCACTGGATACTGCCATTAGCACATCTGTCATTGCTTTTGCAGCCGAGTTCTTAAATCCTGTTTTTTGTAATTTACTTTCTACCATACTAACTGTTGCAGGGTTATATGTTTTATTTCCTTTAGCGGTTAGCGTTGCAAGTAGTTCTGAGCTTGCTTCCGGTAGAGGAAATTTTATAGTTGCAGATTCTAAATATGCAACCAGTGTTCCGTTAACCATTTCGTAGGAAGTAGTATTACCGAATGTATCGTATAGGCTAGAAGACATTATTTTTTAAGCTCCTGCCCTGCTCTAGCTCTAGGGGTGCCGGGCGATCCCAGGAATTCATTATTTCTTGTTCCTCGAACATTGCCTTTAATTTGATCTTTTCCAAGTTCTGTCCATGTCCCAATTAGATCAAAAGCATTATCTTTAACATTGTTTTGTTCAAATCTTGCTAAGTCTGTTTCATCCATTTCGAAGTTAAACTTACTGTTAACAGTCATACTTTCTATTTCAAAATCAATGTCAAATGTTCTAATTCCTGAATCAGTATAGTCTAATGACTCTGGAGTAAATGAAGTAATTTGAGGTCTAAATAAAATATATTCTACTCCTTTACCGCCGTGATAATTAATTATGCGGATACTATCAATGAAGTGGGTCTCTTCGTGTATGTCCATTCCTGCATCATTACTTTTGTAACCACCGCTCATGTATGCACTGTTGGTGCTGACTGATGTTTTATTAGAATCCCACTGTACAGCACTTTGGTCACGGTTGTTTCCAACGCCTTCAGTTGTTCTGTTACGAGGATCATTATATTGAAATGCAAAATATTTCATGAACATTGTTAACCATTCGTTAGCAACTGTGTCGATCACAGTAATACTACAAGGGCCGTAATCGACCCCAGTTTGTACTATTCTACGATGGTTGTATTGTCTCTTGACTGCTGTTTGAAAAGTGATTTCAGGAATCTTAACAGTCTGCACTAACGTGCTGAGTTGTGTTCTTAGTGTTTCACTATCTTGTATTACGTTAGCAATTGCAGGGTTAAAATGAAACTCTGCAAAGCCTTGGAACTTTTGTCTAGGAGGCGTAACGCCAGGGTTGAACCTGTCTGCGTTACGCCAATTCCTAAAGTATGTTTGACCAAAATTAAACGGCATTATATACCTGCCTTAACCTTAACCTAGAATCGATGTTCCAAGTCCAGTAGCTAGTTCAGTAAACGGATTACCTGATTCGCCTCTGCCTGCTCCAGCATTACCACCTGCTAAATGCACTGCGTTATCGAAACGTAATGTTAAAGTAATAATCTGTGATTCTGCTGCTGAGTAATCGTGATCACCGTATGTTACGTTCTGAACAAAACAACCTTCTAGTTCCCATGTCTCAGAAGCTTCATTATTGTTAGTTCCGTCTAACACTTCAATGGTAACTGGAAATTTAAAATCGTTAGCTGATGCTGCTGTTGTTTGTTGGAAATGGTTAACTTGTCTTTGTACTTGATTACCTACTAGTTTAGAAACTGCGTTAGTAATGTCGTCACGTATAACAATGTCAACTGTCTGCCATGTATGCTTTCCTTGTACATAAATCTTACTATTGAAACTGTGTACTTCTACTTCATCAACGCTGACAGAAGGCCTAGTAACACTTTGAATGTTCTGTGTCAAAGATGTAGTAGCCTGTGTTCCTGCAAATGGTGATATAAAGTTTACACGGAATCGATACTTCAATTTAGGCATTAAGATGCCGCCGGCACTATTAGCACTAGTGTTTAACGGTACGCCGAATTTATCCTTTGTTACTGCCATTTTATATTCTCCTAAAATCTATAAATGTTTTATATGCTAATATTTATCAAAAAGACTCCAAAACCATAAACTCGAGTTTTAATTTAGTCAAAAAAAAGCACTCCGAAGAGTGCTCTTTAAGTAGTTTAAGTGTAACCTTAACCAGTTGAACCCAAAGTATTTTGAATTCTAATCGGAATGTATATAAACTCAACTGCTTTGACAGGCTGTATAGCTACATCAATGTGCAATTCGTTTCTATCAATTCTTGCTGGTGTGTTGTTAGACTCGTCACAAACAGTAACGAAGTCAAATAGACCACGTTGTGTGATTAATTCACTTAAGAATCTATCAACTACTGATTTTGCGTTAGTTCTAGTAACACTGTCGTTTGGCTCAAACAAGAATGGCTTAACTGCATCATCGAGTTGTTCTCTGATGTAGATAACTAGTCTTGAAACATTAATTCTATCCAACGCACTTGCTGATGGATTCAATGTTTTTTGTCCAAATACACTAATGCCTCTTCCTGGGAATGACGCAATTGGGTTTACCTTGTTTAAGTATAAACCATCACGTTGTCCTTCGTTCAATGAAACTGGGACGTATTCGCCTTCTTTAGAATCTAAGTATCCTGTTGAAGTAGCATTACTAACGATACCACGTTGGAAACCAGCTGGTGCAAACCAAGGGAAAGCAACCTGGTCATTGTATGCAAAAGTACGCAATGCCATGTGTGATGCTGGTACTAAAATATTTGTACCATCAGTGTTAGTTGTTAATGCATGCGGGTAGTAAACACCTGCTTGAGCACTTGCACTTACAAGACCGTTTTCGCCATTTTCTACTGCTGTATTAGCATTGGTTGCCCAAGCTGCTGTGCTAGTATTATCTGCCGCTAGTCTTAAAGGAGTATCAATGATTGAGAAGACTGTGTCTTTTCTATCAACACTCAATGTAAGCATTTCGTCTGCTAGTTCAGGATAACCTGGTACTGCAACTAAGTTGAAACGATTTGTTTCATTACGAATGTCTGCATTACTTGTTATTGCTGATTGTAGTGATTTAGTAACTGCTTTACGCTGTGCCTTTCTTAACAATAAGCCTGAACCGTCTGCTGCGTTGCCTGAGAATGAAACCCAAACATTAGCAGTACTTGATGCACTTAATGCATAGTTTATACGCCATTGCTTAACATTACCACCTGAAGCTCTGTAGTTAAAACCTAGCATACCTTGTGGATATAAAGCTGCACTCGGAGCGTCTGCGTCTAATGAACCTGCACTTGATTGTCTAAAATCATCAAACAATATACCGTCTGGTGTGCTCTGATCTGTAAGATCAACTAGTACCCATATTGTAGCATTGTGCTTGTAAAGTTTTAAGGCTTCAGTATCTGAGCTGTCTAACCATACATCACCACTTACTAAAGAAGTTGTTCCATCTGATTGTACAGTTGGTTCAGTTGCTTTAGTTTGGAAATCAGTTGTTAAACTTACCCATGTTGTACCGTTATGCTCTAACAAGTCAATGTTATTAGTACTAATATCAGCGTCATACCATAATGTAGCATTTGCTGTTGCGCCTACTGGCTGAGTTGTACTTGGTGTGTAAGTCGCTGTAGATACTTTAAAGTTACTATAACGTACTACTGCCAAGTTAAGGTCTGCTAATGCGAATCCATTAGTAGTAGCACCTGCTGTTAGTTTTATGTCATTTCCTTTGCTGTTTACAAAGCTAACTTTACCGCCTACATTAGACACAACAAGTTGGTCTGAGAATGTAGTAGCTGCGTCGGCTGCTGAAAGAGCTGTTTGGATATCTGTTACTGCGTCATCTACTGCTATGTTGCCTGAAGTACTACTTGTCAAAAACACATCAATTGCTGTTGTAGAATTGTTTACATTAATTTTAAACGCTGATGCTGATGCATCTACTTTAGAGCCTACAATTTCTGTATCAGTAATTGCTGCTGTACTTGCGAATGATAATGTTGACAAACCGTTCCACATGTTAAGTCTTGTACTTGCATATCTCTGGAATGAATCATTAATTTGATCAAACCACAGTGCGCCTTTTACTAACGAACCAGCTGCTGTATGATAAGCATAAGCTTCTGCTGTTGTTGATAGTATAGGAGCGTCTTGAGATACAAATTGTCCAGTTGAAACACTATATTTCTTAACCTGTACGTTTGCGCCACTGTTAGGTGCTGTTGACTGCATAAACACATCACCAGCTACTAATGCTCCACCACCTTGTTGAGTAGTTGGAATAGTTGTATGGGTTGCATGTTGGAAGTCTGCACTTGATTTAGCACTTGACCAAGCAGTTGTACCTACTGAATACCAGTTGCCTGCTAACTTTTCATATATTGATAAGAAATCAGATTTGGTACCTGCAGCTACTACTGATACTAATGCAAAAGAGTCATTAGTAGAGAAAGCTGTTTTTGGTACTGTGTTTGCTTGTACGTCATTTTTGCCTGCTAGTAAAATAGTTTGACTGACCCACTTGCTTCCGTCCCATTCTTTAATACCCCAAGCACTGTTAGCAGTATCGATCCATAAAGAATCTGCTGCTGGCTTAGCTGATGGTGCAGTTGCACTTGCGTTTAGTTGATCTAAATCTACGTCTGCTCGTAGTACATAAGCCCTGTTGGATAATCCTAAGAAACTGTATGCTGCTGCTAGACCGTATTCGTTTGTTTCGTCTCCATGAACTGGTGTTCCGCCACTTGTTTTAAATGATGGGTTACCAAAGTTTTGTAATAATTCACGTTGACTTGTTATGTTATATAACTTGTTTGCTGTTGCCTTTGTAGTATAAGCGGCAGTTGAAGTTCCATCTGGTGCTTTCTTATCCTGTGCTGTTGCAATCACGATAAGAGGAACAGTACCAGCACCTGCAGGTGCGTAGAAACTTTCATCTGATACACTTAGACTAACGCCTGGCGATACTAATGTTGCCATTTTGTTTTCTCCTAATATATTAAGATACGATTGATCGTATGCACTTATTTATCAGAATTTAGGTATTAGTGGGCTTTAAGGGAATTGAAAGGTATTAGGGGATATTATACTAGTTTAAGTGTTTGTTTGAATTCGCCTGTGTTCCAATCGCGAATGTTTTCTACTTGTTTTGCTAGGCTTTCGATTGACCCATTGTTTGTAATTATATAGTCTACTGGGTGTCCTGCCCAGTTCCATTCGCTTTCATGTACGTCTGCATATTTAGTTTTCATTATTTTATGACTAATTGCGTTAGTGTGTGCGGTCTTTGCTGTCTCAAACCACTCGGGTAGTTCTCCACGTTGTACCCAAATAACAACTCCACCCATTTCCTTAATGAGGTCTAGTTCGTTTTTAAATCTTGCATCGCTAACAACTGTGCAGGGTGCGTCATCGCCTTGTTTCATAATGCGATATTCTAAACTGTGTAGCCAAATGTTAGGATCAAAGTGTGTGCGTAACACATCTGTGCCTATTAATTGTAGTGCTAGTCTTGGTGTAAAGTTCGGAATGCCTAATTTGCGAGCCCAATACAGATCGGGTGTTTCACGGAAGTCTCTACTTTCAATAGTATCGCCTTCCACCATGTCTCTTGGCCAACCAAATATAGATGCTGATAAGTCTTTTAATGGGGCAGCAAAGCTATCTTCTATACAGCCACGTTCTACGAACATGTTTGCTACAGTGCCTTTGCCTGAACCTATTAGTCCAACTAATCCTATAATCATATATTAACCTATTACAAATCCTAGTGGGTCACTGCCTTCTTCCATCATGTGAACCGCTTCATTTAGTTTCTCTAATTCTGCCTGAGCTTCAGATTTTAATGCTTCGCCGTTAAGAGTAATTGCACCACCTGCGCCTGGTAAGCCCGAAGTATACTTGCTTCTTGCTTCGCCTAGTATAAACTTACTTTGTGCTAATGCGTATGCACTCAACCAATCACTTGCATAAACGTCTTTTAGCAATATCATCTCTGGTACAAAATTGTATACGCCAACTGCTACTTCTTCATTATGTCTAACATTTCTTAAAATCTGTAATACTTTACTATTGCGATTCCAAATAAAGTTATATTCACTACCAAAGATACGTCCAACTGTTTCTTTGTACTGTGAAAAAGCATCGTAAACTGCTAGTCCGCCTATTTGTCCTGCCTGCATCATGTACATGTTGTTGAATGCAACATCAAACGGATCAAAGTTTGCGCCGCCGCTACTACCGCCTATACCTCTACGATAAAGTCGTCTAACTTCCATTACTTCATCTGGTAAAACGTATTCTGTTACATTTTCCTGTGTAGTAATGAAGATCATGCTTTCTTCGACAGCACCCGAACTAAGTTGTCTATACTTAGCCATTGCTTTGTTGACCGCTATATCGTAATGCTCGCGGTCTAGCTCAACGTCAACAATACCATCTGCTAAACGCAGCTTAATTTCGCTAATGAGCTCTTCTCTGTTGCTGTAACCTATTTTATTAATCGCCATAACACTATTTATCTACTAAAAGGCTTTTAGTATGATAGTCGTGTCATTTAAACGACCATTCATCTTAGTGTCCGTGGTCGTAAGCTCCTTAAATGCTTTACTAAACTTAGTCTTGGCATTTCCTGTCCAATTTTTAACTTGTTCGGCTGGCTTACGCAATGTTTTCTGTACACTCTTAGTAGGATGGAAGTCCTGCAGTGTTGTACCTTTAACAAGTATGCCAGACTTTAAGTCATCTACTACATACACACCAACTTTACGAGTCTTTGTGTTGTATACCCAAATTTCAGTTGCATCGATTACTTCTGCAGGATTAATACTTGCTATACCTAATACACTGTCATTGATTTGAAACTTTAGTTTACTTACTTGTTTTTCTTTGCTTACTTGCTTAGGCTTTCTAGTTTTCCTAGTTGCCTTGCCTGTTAAGATCATTGTGTCGCATGCGGCAATTATCTTTTCATAAATTTCTACAAATTGTTTACGAGCCTTAAGATTCATAAAGTCATATGCTTCTTTGATGTCGTCGTCTTTCCATTCCAACACTTCTAGTGCTTCGGCATACGGTACTGCAAACCCATCTTTAATAATTTTTGCATGATTAGGTTTAATAACTCCACCTGCATACGCTCTCATCTCATTGTATGGGTCAAACTTCTTAAGATCAAACGTACCCATTTGTAATTCGTCTATGTTTCCTTCCCAATTGCCCAGTAAGCCTTCAACTTGTTCATGCATTCGTTGCTGGATACTAACTCTAGGCTTATCAACCGCCTTTGCTTCTTTCTCTTCTATAATTTCTTCTGCTTTATCAATCAATTGTGGGATCTTACCTAGTAAGTGTTCCTTAACGTCAGGGTGCATAAAGCCATTTGTTTTGTGCCATATAAATGTGTACTTAGAAAATGAATGGAACCAAACATCTGGCACCTTCTTTAGCATCTTAATAAGATCAGGGTCTAACCCACTGTCTTGTTCAAGCCAAGGAACAATAGTACTAGAACACTTCTTATCTGCTACTTCGTAATGTACAAAGTATTCAAAGTTACGAAGTAGCTTCTGCCTATCTTGTTCTGTTTTCTGAGTATGTATAGATGCCCATTTTGGTTCGGGCATTAAATATACTTCTTTTGTTTTTCTTCTTGCCATTAGTCGCTCTCAATTTCATACGGATTATTATATACTTCCTTAACCAATGCAGGCCACTGATTAAACCCTTCTATGCTATTTTTATCCTTTAACGCATTTTTATCCTTAAGAAATTGAACAATACTTATAATACCAGCAAACCGTGCATTGGTTTCCCCAGCTCTAAATGAAAAGTAACTGTTGAGTACTACAAATACTCCAAAAATTATATATTCGCCTAATCCCATACCATACTCTCCACTTGTAAAAATGCTATTTTAACATTATATATCATCGATGTCAAGAACTACTTATGAAATGACTCAAAAAAGCGGGTGTTTAACGAATTCAAGTAATAATCCAGTAGCGTTTTAGATCTTGATAAATAGTGTTATGCCAAAGTTATCGTTATGGAATCCAACAAAAACAAACGACTTCAATTTTATAGATAGAGTCGTTGGTGAGCACCTGCATGCAGGCGGAACCGGTGTGCATTTGCACAAATACTTAGGAACGCAGGCACAGGCTAATACAAATGATCCTACAAGACCAGCAACTGACGGCAACAACACAGAAGTGTTTATACAAGATTTGCTGTTTTTAGAGAACAGGGATCGGCGATACGACAAAAACATTTATGAATTGCGTGGACAATATAACATTGGCGACAATGATGGGTTTGATCTCACACAGTTTGGCATGTTCTTAGCAAACGATACACTGTTTATGAACTTCCATATCGAAAGTATGGTAGAAGCATTAGGCAGAAAGTTAATGGCTGGTGACGTTTTAGAGTTGCCACATTTACGAGACGATTTATTACTAGGCAGTGACGAAGCAATAAACAGATTTTATGTTGTTACTGATGCTAGTAGACCTGCAGAAGGATTTGACCCACGTTGGTGGCCACATTTGTGGAGAGTTAAATTAGGTCCTATAACAGATTCACAAGAGTACAGAGATATTCTTGGTACTGGTGAGGAAGAAGGCGATCTTCGTAACCTCATTAGTACATACGCAGACGAGATTGCAATTAGCGAAGCTATTGTAGCAGCATCAGAAAAAGATGTTGCACTTGATCCTAGTTATAGAAAGACTGCACATTTATATGTTGACAAAGATGCAAAGGGCAAACCATCGATTGACTTTGAAAACGAAGATGGAGCACCGCCTAATGGTGCAAGTGTTGTAGGCAGTGGAACATCATTCCCAACTACAGGCATTAACGAAGGCGATTACTTTTTGCGTACAGACTTTGTACCTAATAGACTATTCCAGAAAGAAGGAACACGTTTCAAGTTTATAAGATCTAACACTAAAGGTGCATGGTCAGCAGCAAACAAAATACTCACAGGGTTTATTAACAACGATAACCTTGCAGTAAATACAGACGGCAAGATCACGGGCGAGAAAGTCAATCTCAGCCGGGTAGTTAAGCCAAAGACAGATAACTAATGTTTAGCATTTTTAATAAAGGAAATAAAATGAATAGAGAATCAGTATTTGAACAACTGAAAATAGATGAAGGAGTTGTTTATGAAATTTATAAAGACCATTTGGGCTACCCAACTTTCGGAGTTGGACACTTGGTCCTCGAATCAGATCCAGAGTTTGGACAAGACGTTGGGACACCAGTCACAGAAGAACGAACAAAGCAGTGTTTCGAAAAAGACCTTGACACCAGCATCTCAGAATGCGTTGCATTATATGGAGATGGTTTCACAGATTGGCCTGGAGTCGTACAAGAAGTCCTAGTGAACATGATGTTCAACATGGGTCGAACACGTTTAGGTAAGTTTAATAACTTCCGCAAGGCACTAGAAGCTCAGGATTGGAAACAAGCAGGAATCGAAGGCAGAGATAGCCGTTGGCACAAACAGGTTACTAACCGTGCTGAAAGATTAATGGAAAGACTAGAACAAGTCTAAGGTATTATGGCAGAAATGAGAGAATTAAACGAACAACGAGTTTGTGAATTATTAAATGATATCATAGAGCTAGAGATGGCCGGTGTTGTTAGATATGCACATAGCTCATTAATGATTACTGGTCCTTACAGATTACCTATTGTAGCGTTTTTACAAGAACAAGCAACTGAAAGTTTAGCACATGCACTACAAGCAGGCGAGTTTATTACAGGATTTGAAGGACACCCAAGTCAGCAAATTTCTAAGATAGAAGAAAACCACGACCATAGTGTATTACAAATTTTAAAAGAAAGCCTACAACACGAAACAAATGCTGTAGACAAGTACAAAGAACTATTAGAAGAAGTTGCTGATGCAAGTATTATGTTAGAAGAATATGCTAGAGGACAAATTGGCATGGAAGAACAACATGCATTAGAGATTAAAAAGATGCTCAAGGACTTTGGGTAACAAAGGTAATATATAATGGCAAAGAAAAACTTAGATTACTGGTATGATGGGCAAGTTAAAAGATACTTGCAACAACTTATCAGGATATTTTCTAACTTTCAAGTAGCAGAAAATACATCTAACGGTGTAAACTATAACACTGTACCTTGCCGTTATGCTGACCAAAGCAGAATGGTTGCACAAATACTGCGTAATAATTCAGAGAACGTTATTGCAAGTGCTCCTTTTATTGCATGTAGCATACAAAGTTTACAAGTTGCTAGAGATAGAATACATGAACCAAATTTTGTTAGTACTCAGCAGGTAGCAGAAAGAGAATTTAACACAGATACAGGCCAATACGAAACAGGGCAAGGTAACTTGTATACTGTACAGCGTTATATGCCTGTGCCGTATAACTTAACATTGCAAGTAGATGTATGGACTACAAACACTGATACTAAGTTACAAATATTAGAACAGTTAATGATATTGTTTAATCCTAATATACAATTACAGTCAAATGATAATCCGTTAGACTGGAGTAATGTATTTGAAGTTGAGTTAACTGACGTACAATGGAGTAGCAGAAGTATACCGCAAGGGGTAGATGAATCTTTAGACATTGCAACAATGAGTTTTGCAGTACCTATCTGGATTAGTCCGCCTGCTAAAGTTAAAAAGCAAACAATTATACAACGCATTGTCACAGACATGCACGAAACCAACAACCTCGAAGATCTAGGATTTAGTACAGACTTAGCAGACTTTTTCTCAACTGTACCAGAAGTTGCTGAAATTGTTACTACGCCCGGTGACTATAAATTACAGATTGACGGTGCTAGTGCTGTGTTATTAGATAAACAATACAACGGCATTAAGTGGGCAGACTTAATTGAAATGCAAGGTAAGTTAACAACTACAAGTAAACTTAAATTAAATCTTACCAATGACAGCGACAACGACTTAGATGCTGTTATAGGAAGTGTTTCCGTTAATACACTAGATGACACAAAACTAGTATTCAATATTGATCCGGAGACGTTGCCAGCTGACACATTAACTAACGTAGATAAAATATTAGACCCGCGAGCAACTTACCCGGGGGATGGGGCATTAGCTGCCGCAGCAGATGGTCAGCGATACTTAATCACAGAAACAATTACTAAGGCAGGATACACTAATTGGGATATCGAAGCAAAAGAAAATGACATCATACAGTACAACGGAACCAAATGGACTGTAGTATTTGATGCAATTGCTACTACTGATTTACAGTATCTTACAAACACATACACAACTAAGCAATACAAATGGTACAACGAATCGTGGGTTAGCAGTCACGAAGGTGTTTACAACACAGGGTTTTGGCGTTTGTTGCTTTAAGAGGAAAGCAAATGACTACAGCAGCAGGAGTTTTATTTCTTGCTAAAGACACAGGTAGATGTCTTTTTCAATTAAGAAAAGCTGAAAAAAGATTTAAGAACACATGGGGCTTCTGGGGAGGCACTATGCATAAATCGGAAACACCATTCGAATGCATTCAGCGTGAACTCAACGAAGAAATTGGATTTGTACCACAACTTCAAAAACTTAATCCTATAGATATATTCCAAAGCAAAGACAAAAAGTTTTTTTACTACAGTTTTATATATGTAGTAGACACAGAATTCTCACCTATATTAAATAACGAAAGTGCAGGTTACTGCTGGGTTGATATTGATTGGTGGCCTACTCCGTTGCACACTGGCGCAAAAGTTACGCTAATAGGAAACAAAGGTGCCGAAAAGATTCACACAATTCTAGAAGTAAATTCCTGATAAATATATGTTATGAAAGGCGAAGTAATAGACTTCGAGGTTCTACGAATACAGAGCGAACTTGATAATTATAGTCGTACAGAAACATTGCCACACCTACTGTTGAACGGGTCATATAAGTTAGATGAAATATTTAATGACTATTACGACAAACTCACACCGAAACACAAACTAATTGCAGATCATTTAAAGAGTAACTATGCTACTACTTTAACCAACTGTATAACAAGTTTGCGTATTGCGTTGAAAAAAGAGTATGTGGCTGTGATGTCTGATTTGTCTTCGGAACACGAAGCGTTTATATTTGAACATGTTAAGAACAAATATAGACCTGGAATGAATCCGTTAAGAGCATTGTATTACGAGATACGAGAAGTAAAAAGAACTTTTAGTAGTGAAAACGACTACCACGTCTGGTTGACTGAATTAATCACAGACAAAGGCTTTAGAAATATTGTCGAAGATGCATTAACAAAAGACATAAAGAGATTAGAAAAAATTATTGCTAGATACTATTTGCCAATAGTTAACAACTCTAAAGATATACCGCTAGAGCTATTTCATGCTAAACAGACTATTAGTGACTTCCGTCATTATGCTGGCGTGTTTATAGATATAGACGCTTCGATGTTTGAGTAACTACTTGCCTGTGGCAATCATAATGCCGTTCCAATCAACTGGCAAGTCTTGTGTCTTTTGAAACTCGCAACGTTCAATCCACATGTCGTAATAGCCACACATCTTTCCATCAAAGGTTTTAGATAGTTGATTACATAATTTGATTGCTTTATCAAAGTCTTGGTTACGATAATGTTTATGCATCTGTGCGTGTAGTTGCTTGCCTTTAACATACTTAGTTCGCTTAATATCCAGTACAGTGTATATTTCTATGCCAACACTTTTACCTTTTACTTGCAAGTCATCTACTTTTAGATAAAAGAAATCGTCCTTAGTATGCTTGTATGTGTCCCCACCTACAAGTAATAAGCACCCATACTCTTTGCACTTGCTTTCTATTCTTGCCGCGGTACTAACTGCGTCTCCAAGTATGTCATAACTGTGTCTTGCAGTGGAGCCCATTTCCCCAATATAACCGAGCCCAGTATTAATACCAGCACCCATACCAATGGGTGGTCTGCCCTCTTTAACAATTTTATCATTGAACTGGTCTACTGCCCTGAGCATTTGTATGCCTGTTTGCACTGCACTCTTAGGATGATCCGGATCGTCCATAGGAGCATTGTGTATGTGCATACTTGCATCGCCGATATATTTAATCACCATACCGTCTGCATCAAGTATAGGTTGCGTAATAGCATCCATATACTCGTTCATCATTTTTGTTAAGCCTTGCACATCGTCGCCAAAGCTCTCACCTAGTGGAGTAAAGCCACGCAAATCTGAGAAGCATATACTAACTTCTTTCTTCATGCCTTGTTTGATTAAGTCTGGATTTTCTTGCAACATTCTAACAACTGTAGGTGAAGCGTAACCGGCAAATTGTTTTTGTATTTCTTGTCGTAATTTAAACTGTACCCAAAAGTTATTAAAACTTGCCTGTGTAAATATTAAGAATGTTGCTATTGCAGGATATGTAGCATCAAATAAAACTAAGTTTGCAGTATAAGAATGTATACTGTAATATACCATTCCGCCTATAATACTTACTGTAGTAACTAATCCTGCCCATATAGGCAATCTATAGATCGACAAAGCCACTAGTAGCATGCCTAATAACGCACACAGAAGCTCTGTAAGCAACGCTAGTTCAGATCTGGTAATGTTACTCCCGTCTATAAAGTTTTGTAGCATAGACGCTTGTATAAGCTGTGGTAATACGTTGCCTCTGGGTGTGGGTACCGGATTAGCAACGCCTTCTGCACTAACACCCACAATTACGAACTTTCCACCTAAGTCAGGTAGTTCACTCGCTGTAATGTATTCGTATTCTTCAAACGTGTTATTAAAACGTATATATGCTGTGCCAGCGGGTGTCGTTATTATTGGATCAAACGGCGGTACAGCAAATTCTTGTATTCCTATTTCGCTAGTCTTTAAATAGTAGCTAGGCTTACCTGTGTGAGCTCTTAACATCTCAATAGCAAAACTAGGATATATCTTTCCCTCTACTCCGATTGCTAGAGGGTAAGTTCTTGTTTGATTATCTGGTTGCGGAGCACTTGCTACTACACCTATGCCTGCCGCTGACTTCTCTAGTACTTCAATATTCGTTACGAGATTCGGCCATGTCAGCAAGTAGTCCGTAGCGGATACTGGGCCTATCGTTGCTGTACCAATGTGAGGACCTGTACTCTTTATTCCTCTGGAAGATGGGGTCTGGGACAAAACCACTCCGTTGTCCGACATCCAACTTGACAAAACTGCGTCCCCGCCAAATCGGTCCGTTTCTGGAAACATAATTGTTAAACCAATTATTCCAGCGTTCTTGCTCCTCAAATCCGATACTAGTTGTGCTATGTTCTGTCTTGGCCATGGCCATTGTCCCCACTGTTGTAAACTTTGTTCACCAATGTTTAACACAACAACTTCGTTGCTTTGCTTAACTTCGTCTAATTGTTGCAGTGCATCGAATGTTTGACTGCGTAAACTTTGTATTGGTGTAGGATCAGCAATCTTTAATGCCGCTAGTAGAATAATACTTATTGCTACGGCATAACCGCTTAGTAACCATTTCATAATAGTATTTATCGTAAAAAAAAGGGCAGTTGCCTGCCCCTTTTCGTTATTCGCACTCCAAAGGATTTTGTGAACAATATGACCTAATTTGCTTTATTAGCATTTTAATGTCAGTATCATTACTTGCCTTATTCTCTTTGCGATCAGAGAATAGGCCTAGTCCTTTTTTTCTGGAGTGTCTTGCAATTCGTCGGTTTGTTTGTCTACTTCATTAGCAACAGTTTCTACTGTATTAGAGGCAATAGTTGCCGCAGTAGTCGCAATGCTTGATGCGTCCTGTAATACGGCAACACTAACTGTGCTAACTGCATTAACTGATCCATCTATTACGCCTGTTGTAAAAGCCTTTCCACCCTCGATAACTGCTCCAACTGAGGCACACGATGGTAAAAATATAACAAACCCAGAAACTACAAGAGCTTTGAATAATCTATTCATACTCTTCTCCTAGGTTATGTAATAAGCAAACTGCTATATTACGCTATTATTTATCGGAAAATTAGATACGTTACCGGTTAAATGGGTGGCCGCCTGCTAAACTGTGTTGATCGTGTTCAAACAATTGATAGGCTAAAAGTTGTTTGGTTTGGTCGCTATCGGAGGTGTATATTAAATTTAATATGTCGTTTCTGTGTGCTTCTTCGATTGTGTGAATTAAATCACACCATGCCCAAAATACTACAAAAATAAGCGGTATAAAAACAAGTTTCAGTAAAACTACAGGAAAGAAGTATGCGAATATTAAAAAGTGTGGCGGTATCAATAATAATTGTACAGATCTCTTATACTGAGAAAGTGCAGTATTGAGCTTATCCTGTGTTACTATCGTCAAGTTTTTGTTCGTTTGCATTGTGCAATTCTTCTAGAATACTGTTTTTGAAGTCTGCGCCATGCCAGTAACTATCTAGGCCGATATCTACCATGAGTGCTACTAATACTAATGTTAGTATGAAGCTAAGGTATATGTTTATACCTGCGGATATTTTTAACCACTTGATCATATGTTTCATACTAAACATTATAGTACGAAAATCGTACTACGTCAACCTAAACCTAAGTATATAACTGTACTCATAAATGTTAAAATAAAAACTAAACCAACCCATGTTGATTTCTCTCTAAAGTCTTGCCCAGGTTGCCCGGGTTTTACTTTGCTCCAATCTCTGCCTTCCATATATTCTCAGTCCTGTGTTATAGTTATACCGTAACTGCCGCTATTCTCGCCAGTACCGCATGCTTTTCCTGATCTGTGGCTGTGTACCAGTCACGCATCTCTTCAGCAGTTCTGTAACAGCCGATGCAGTACTCGCCCGTCTTATCAAACGTACATAGTTTAATGCAGGGTGACTTAACTAAACTAGGAGCTCTAGGCTTGCCGCGTCTCAACCTATTAATTACCTTGCTGGATTGACACTGCACAACCGCCTACAGTATAGCAAGCCTGATAAAGATTGTATGTTTGGTTTGAGGTGCCTGTTTGTATTAAATCTAATGATGTGCCATATGATCCAGTTAAATCAATAGTAGCAGTATGCACCCCATATTCTTTCTGTTGAATCTGGACATTATTATTAGGATTCCGTATAGTAAGATTAAGTGTCTTAGCAACGTTTCCTCGTTGTTCAACCCAAACATTATTATTATCACTAAAAATTAACTGATTATATGTATGACCACCATTACCTGAATTTGCCTGATAACCTGTTACATTATTATCACTTCCATGTATATCAAATCTTGCATAATGACCACCACTCTCAACACCATCGTAACTGAATGTAGTGTCAGTTGAAGAACTT